TTTTGAGACTGAATTGAACGCAAATGCGTGAAATATGGTATCTACAGATTGGATAAAATGTAGACAAAATCGGGTCACTCCTACACATTCCCTCTACGCAAATGTAGAAATAGTAGAGGAAATTACGGGATTTTTTCGATTTCATTTTTGAGCCAGTCGATGCTTCTTTGCGTATAAACGCGTTCCGTAAGATCACTGATGTGATGGCCGACAAGACGCTTTATGGCAAATTCGTCCATGTTGTACTTTTTGGCCATTGTAATAAAAGTAACACGTCCATCATGGCCTTTGTGCTCAGGGTTCAGTGACAGCAGAGGAACGACTTCGTTGACGAGCTGCACCGAAAAAGAGGCGTAGCGCATTTTGGCGACTTCGCCTTTTACGGTGTTCTGATGATGTAAACCGCGCTGGCGGATCGTGAAAAATAAATAAGGCGAACCTGCTTCGAGCGCTTTTTCGTAGCGGGCTTTTACCAGATTGTAAATTCGGGGATGAATCGGCACTGTTCGGTTTATCCCCGCTTTTGTTTTTAAGCCGCCTGTAAATGTGCCCACGTTCATATCAACATCCTTCATTTTCAGGTCGCATAGTTCTCCGGGACGCCATCCGGAGTAGCACTGAATTAGAATCATGTCAATGATAGGATGCTTGTCTATATTTGCCCATAGAAGATCGAGTTCTGCTTCGGTATAGGGAATGTGACTATTCGGTTTGCGGACATACCCCGAATCGATTGTGAACATACGAGCATAATTTTTATCGACGAGTTCGCGGGAGACGGCATAATCAAAGAGCAGATTATAAAGATTTTTCATTGAATCTTTATTATTGTTTTGTGCATGGCGAGTTTCTCCGGCATAAACGATGGTTCCGTTTTCAATACAATTCTGCAGGTGCGAGATATGAACGTCGCGGACAAGCATGTTATGAATCGAGGAGGAGTAGGCCCATGCTCTTTTATAACGGGAAAGTGTAGAAGAATCCACTTTTTTCTCTTTCGTGGTCAGCCACATATCAAAAAGGTCCTGCATGGTTGTTTTATTGCCAAGGTCAAATGGATGCGCGTTATATTTCATAAGCGCTTCATATGCTTCATTATATGTTTCAAAATAAGCGACCGGACGGAGCGGGCATACGATCGGTTTGCCTTCATCAGTTCTTCCGGCTGTGACCATTGCACGGAAGGGTTTCCGAAGATTACGCCCTCGGACTTCGGAAATCTGGCCGAATCCATTCGGAAGACGCATATGTTTTTTCTTTGGCGGCAGCGACGATTTGGACTTGAGCGGGTAGCCGCAATGAGGACAGGATATAGCCTTATCACTCACTTCCAGCTCACACTCTGGGCAGAGTATTAGCATAAAAGCCTCCTTCAGCCATTGTATAAATTTACCATTTTCCACTCGAAAGCTCGGTTAAACCGGGCTTTTTCTGTTTGAAAAGCTATTCTAGGTTAAACGATAGATTTTTGCTTGTCAATCCTTCATGGCGAAAAAGATAAAAAACAGCACGCGGGGGACCATTTTTGCAAGTATCATCCTTTTGAGCCTGGGAACGTATTTAGACGCTCCTAGAGTAACACAAAAGGAGTACGATAGAATGGACAAAGCTAGATTAGAAATGGGTTCGGTTCCTGTACGGATCACAGCACGAGTATACGGCCGAGACCCGGCATGGGTGCGTGCAGGTATCATTGCAGGGTGGCTTCCGATCGGCGAGGCAACGAGGAATGGAAAGCGTATTACGGATGTTCAACAGATGAACTCAAAGCTGGGCAGGATCAGCTATTACATCTCACCCAAGCTCCTCTATGAGCAGACCGGCTATGAATGGAGGGGCGAAAAATGAGCAGAGAACGTGCGGAGCTGTCAAAAAAGAACCCATACCACATTCCGAGATACCGGTACTACGAACTGAAGTATTTTTGCAGGCAGTACGATGACTGGAAGAAGGCCCTGACTCTGATCGACGGCTGGCAGACATCGCCAAATGATATTTCCGGCATCATCAAGGGGTGCCCACCCGAAAGCCAGACCGAGAGGATCGCACTATCCCGAGTGTTCTACTCCAGCTGCATCGACATCGTGGACAAGTGCATTGCGGAACTTGATACGGCATTGGCACCGTACATAAAAAAGGGCGTGACAGAGGGAGACGGCTACAACAAGCTTCAAGCGAATGGCTGCCCCTGCTGCCGCGAGACCTACTACGAGCATTACCGATACTTCTTCTGGCTCCTGAGCAAGGAACGGCAGTGACGCGAAATTTTCAGTGTGCTTTATGGAACGAATATTCACTGTTTAAATGCAAAGGAGAACACAATATGTTTAATGGCAAAGTGAATCACATGACCGTTATCGTGAAAGGCGTGAGAGACGACGATTACGAAGGGTGTGAGCTTATGAAGGAAGTCATTCGTCGGAACTGTAAGATGGACCCGAGGCTGGTTAGCCAGATGGTCTATCGGATCAGAACCTGCGAAGACGGAAAGAAGAAGCGCACGGACTTCAACGTCGAATTTGAGGCGTTTGACCCTCGCGGAATCATCCGTGATTTTGAGCTGCTGAAAAAAGCAGGTGTGATCAAGCAGGTAGAAAAGAAGCAGTATACGAATTATCTCGTTTACTAAGAAAGGCGAGAGCCGTGGAGAAATCTGCGGCTCTTACTTTTTTGACGCGAAAAAATCAGCCGCCTTTATGAAAGGTGGTATGAACAATGTTTAGTCTGATCATTGCAATTTTGATCGTTGTACTGCTGGTCAAATGTATTGGCCTGGTAGGGGCAAAGACGGAAGAGGTGAAACAGAGAACAAAGAAGAAACACTGAAAATCAAAATGGAGCTTATGGGAAACCGTAGGCTCTTAATTTTTTTTACGCAGACGCGAAAAATGCATGGTGCTTTATGGAAGGAAAATAAATGGGAAGCCTACGGGTGGATGCGGAAGTTTAGAAATTCCCGCCGTTAATGCTGACGGAGGATGTAACCAGCATGAAGCTATGAGAAATCATGGCGTTTCCTTTTTCTGACGCGAAAAATACAGCCTCCTTTATGGAAAGAAATGAACAAATTTAGGAGGTATTTTACTATGCTGAAGAATGTTATTAAAGGTTTTGAGGAAATGATGAACTGTGTTCTGACCGCTATGAACGAGTCGCTGAGCGATCCGTATGCGGGCTGGAACGAAGGGGAAGAACTCCTCATGCTGAACGAGGTTCGGTGTGGTATCCGCTAATGGATATTCTGACCGGAAAACGGGCGTATGGAAACATGCGCTCTTTTCTTTGACGTTTCGGTATAGGCGCGAAAAATGCAGCCTCCCTTATGGAAGGAGATAGCTCAGTTGGTAGAGCGCTGCTTGATTGCAGAGGTCGTGGGTCAGAATCCCATTCTCTTTCTTTTTTTCTATTCTAGAATAGAATGTTGGCGCGAAAAACGCATTGTCCTTTATGGAAGGATGTCTTCCGAAGAACGAAAGGAGAAATGATATTATGGCAAAACGAGTAAAGACGAATTATGACCGCGGGTACGTGAACGCTATGGATAAGATCCGCGTGTTCATCGAAAGCAGCTCGAAAGTGATGTATGTCGATACACGCGAGTATAAGAATGCTGAGACGGCACGCTGTGCTTACCGGAACGCGATCGCGCTGGTGCGGGCGGGAGGAATCGTGCGTGTTACTTGCAACCGCAATGAGCTTTTCCTGATTCGCAATGACATCTGAGGCGAAATGGAGCTTACGAGAAATCGTATGCTCTTTTTCTTTTTCCGCACGCAGGGGACAGGTTCCTCTACTATATTATTAAAAAGGAGAATTACAAAATGGACGCAAAACTGTTTCTGATCGTTTTCATCTGCATTGCTGCACTGGGGCTGGTGCTGGGTATCGCCATTGGTTTCAACCTGAGCGAAGGCCAGAGGTGTGTCGGTGATCTTGTGATCGCACCCGGTGACGAGGATGCAGACCATTACATGTTCCTGGACCTTGCGAAAAGTCCGGAAACTCTGGCAGAGAAAGAGCGGGTGATGCTGAACATCAAAATGATCCGGACGCGAAAATAACGTGGTGTTCTATGGAGGAGACTCCGGAATGATATTTTGTAAAGGAGATTTTTCAAAATGGAAAACTACGAAAACAAAGAATTGCTGAAAGACGCGGCGAAGAAATCGCTGGAAAGTCTTAAGGATCTGAAGCCGGGTACGGAAGAGTACAATACGGCTGCAAACATGGCGTTGAAGCTGTACGATATGCAGCTCAAGGATGAAGCGCAGGAAAACGAAAAACAGCTGAAAGAGGACGAGGCCGTGCGGAAAGTGCACGAACTGGAACTCGATCAGGAAAAAGCGGAGAAGGCGCGCAAACTTGACTGGGCAAAAATCGGCATGAAGGCGCTGACGTTTGCAGGCACGATTGGCATGACTGTGTACTGGTCGATCTGCGAGGCGGGCGGCGTGACCCAGCTGTCGAGAGCAATCGGCGAGGGAGTACATGAGCTGAAGAGAGGCTTTACGGAAAAAGATTAAAAAGGAGGAACCGAGGAGGGTTCGTGGCGAAAGCTGCGGGCTCTCTTTATTTTTATGCGATACCACGATAACACTCAGCCACAGGAGTGGACGAACTACTATGGGAGCGTCTACCGTTGCAACCATCCTGTGTACCGGGTATGTACATTGTATAAAGAGCGCAGCAAGGGCCTGTGCGTGATCCAGCAGCGCTACAACGAGGAAAGCAAAGCGACCTACTGGAGCGCCATAGACCCATGGCTGACCGATAAAATTTACCTGCATGACGGGTTCAAGGAATATTTTGACAGCCATGCCAAACGAAAAAATCAAAACGGAGAATATCCTACCGTGACCGTGCGGCAGATTATGTGGGCGCTGCGGATGAAGCCCCTGAAAAAAGAGCGCTGGGAGACCGTGTTTGACAGAAGCACGATTTAGGACGCGAATTTTACAGAGTGATTTATGAGCCGAGTTACGTCTTAACATTTATATTTTGGAGGTATGAAAGATGAAAATTGACGCAAGATTAGTTAAGCAGAGCGTAGGCATGATCGTTGGTGGTGTCATTTTTGCATGGAGTGCGATGGACAAGGGCCGGATTGACGGCATTAAGGAAGGAAAGAGGCTTCAGGCAGGATGGACAGCACGAGCAATTGAAGACGTGTACGAAAAGGAAAAGGCGGATGATATTATCAATCGAGTCAATGCCAAATTCCATGAATATGTAAACGAAAAGTAACTCAAAGGCAGGAGCCGTGGAGAAATCTGCGGCTCCTGTTTTTCGCAGACGCGAGAAAAACCTCCTCTATTATGAAGGAGGTGAGAGTTATGGAATACCTTCTGGCAAAGAGCGACAGACAGCTCGGTATTTGCCTGAGAATGCTGTACGACGAAGGATACAAAGGTTTGGTTGTTGAAAGTGTGATAAACGCTAAGAACCGAATGGAGTTCCACGTCAAGGTTATGGCTGACGAAGACAAGATGGCGAAGTTGAATGACCGCTACCAGACGTTGATTTCCTAAATCTTACTCTGGAGGGCAAAAGATCTGAAACATGGTCTTTTGCTTTTGTCCGGGCCATGCTATAATGAAACAAAGGGAGGCGAAGAGCATGAGAGTGACATCGCACATGATTGTTCCCGTGAAGAAAAACGGCAAGTGGACGACCTATATCAAAGAGTTTGAAGAAAATATTCCGGATTTGGGACGGCACTGCCTGATGTGCAATTCCTGCGGCGAACCGAGCTATCCCGAATGCATGAAAAAATGCCCGGTGGAGCGTGATCGTGTCGAGCGTGAACAAAAGAAAGCGCAGGAGAAAGTCGCCAAGCACAAGGTCGAGATTGATATTCTGGCTGGGCTTGTCCGCGATGGGCTCCTGAAGGTAGAGGATGCTGCGCCTCGCGTGGACATGAGCGTGGAAGAATTTGAAGCGGCAATGCCAAAATGATATTTGAACCAGAGAGCTTACGAGAGATCGTAGGCTCTTTTTATTTTGTCCAAACGCGAAAAAATCTCCTTGCTTTATGGAGCAAAGACCATGAACAAAGGAGAATACTATGCGAGAAAACAAATTTTGGAACTATTCAATTACGATTGGCAACATGATTGTGACATTGGCATTCGGACTTGGAGTGGGTCTGGTAGTGCTGTTGTTTACATTGATTGTGCGATCGATTCTTAGCAAGAAATGACAAAACAAGGTACGAACTGAACTTGTCTTTGTTCTGGAAACGAGCTGTGGAGAAATCTGCGGCTCTTTCTTTTTTGCTATGGCGCGAAAAATTCACCTTGCTTTATGGAGGTAAGAGGGCTTTATCGAAAAGGAGAAATTACTATGATGAAAGCTATCAAAAACTTTATGAATAAACCTATTACTTGGGGCGACAGCTTTAAGTGGAGCGGTATTGCTCTGGGACTGTATGCAGCAGTCATCGGGACAATCGTTGCTTACGATAAGTGGATCACTTATAAGGGCAAGGCAGAGAGGCTTGATAAATACAATTCATTCAAAGATATGGATAATCAAATCTGAAAGATCACGCCCTCTTATCTTTTTTTTGAAAATGATATTTCGGAGGTCGAACGCTATGGAGGACATTATGCTGATCCGGTCAAGTTTTATGCGCCGTATCATTTCACAGATCATCAACAAGGCTTTGAAGAAGCAGACACCCGGCGTGGAAATCGAGCTGAAAGAAGCTCAGGTGAACTGGGTGGACAAAGAGCAGAAGATGCGAGTGCATCTGGAGCTGGATGCAGAGGTAACGAAGGCTCAGCTGAATGATATTCTGAAAAAAGCTGGAGTGCTGTGACGCGAAATTTTCAGTGTGCTTTATGAGATGGTTAGTCTCAGATTTATATTTTGGAGGTATGAATTATGAAGAAAGCACTTAGAACTGTATGTGTGGCTGGTGGTGCGTTGTTTGGTTTATACACAATTTTTTATGCCGGTATGGCCGTGGGAATTGGCTATGGCTTGACATCTGATAAAGATGGATGGTCAATGGTCACAACGAATGCCGAGGCGGCAAAAGATTTTGTTGAGACACATAACGTCACACGCTGGTTGGTGCATGTTGGAGAACTCGCTGGCGTGAAAAATGCCGAAGAATATCTGAAGCGCTAACCCAATCGAGAGCTTACGAGAAATCGTAGGCTCTTTTGTTTTTCAAAATGGAGGTTGAACGACATGAAAGCATTATATGATATTATCGACAACTGCACGGACCATCAGGAAAAAGCAAATTTGATGGACATTCGTGACCGGCTCCACGCCATTTACGATAAAGTGGAATCTGCTGAGGACTTCATGAGCATGTGCGGAAATGCAGATGTGTATGAGGACTATTATTCTGTGATGAACGGTCTCTATGAAATTCTATACGGCTAAGGAGATTTAACAATGAAATTGACGAAAACATGCGCAAAGTTCATGCGCAAACATGGCGGGACGATCCTTGCCATCGGAGCTTCAATTGGTGTCGGTCTGACCATGTGGGAGACCGGGAAGGCAACCGTGAAGGCTACCACGCTCGTTACTATGAACAAGGACGAGCCTATGACGAAAAAAGAAATCGTCAAAGACTGCTGGAAGTTTTATGTTCCAGCGGCTGTGGTTGGTGCTGGAACTGTGGTGTGCATTCTGGGGTCCAATGCGCTGAACAAGAAACAACTGGCCAGTATGACCGCTGCCTACATGGCACTGGGGAAAACCTATCAGGAGTACCGCAGGCAGGTGGCAGAGCATGTGGGAGCCGAACAGGAGCAAGAAATCTGGAAAAATGCACATGCAGATGACGAGGATTTTGTAAAAATGAAGTCCGAGGAAAAGCTGCTCTGCTACGAGCCCATCTCGAAACGATATTTTCATGCAACTGAGGCGGAACTGCTGACAGCATTCTACGAAGTGAACCACGACTTCGCGAGAAATGGCTACATAGCACTGAACGATTTTTACGGCTACCTGAATCTAGAATTTGTACCGACGCTCAATGACCGCGGATGGAGCATGGACTACCTCGGCGCAATGTGGGAGAATTACTGGATCGATTTCAGCTATGTGAAGCAACAGACAGATGATGGCCTGGAAGTGTACTATGTAAGTGCTTTTCAGGAGCCAATCGAAAACTACCTGAACTATGACCCGTATGAAGGTCTGTACGACAAAGGCATCGAAAAAGTGAAAAATGAACTGCCATTTTGAAAAAATAAAGGAGACGGATATTTATGAAACATATCGACTGGTGGAAAGTTGCATCTATGGCAATGCTGGCAGCAAGCGCAATCATGAGCTTTGGTCATGACCTGATCGAGGATAAAAAGACCGAGGAAGACCTGCAGGACATGGTACAGGAAGAAGTACGGCGGCAGCTGGCGGAAAAGAACCAGTAAACGCGAAAAATACAGGCTCCTTTATGGAAGAGAAATCCAATTTGAACAAAGTAAAGGAGAATGATATTTATGTACGATCACGATTTTTACGAACAAATGGACAGCCTGATGGTAAATCTGCTGGTAGAGTTGGCCATCAATATGGTATGTGTGCTGTATGCTACAGTACGATACATGTTGATGCAGCCGATCAGACTGGTGGAATACATCTGGTACTGTATCCAGATCGAGCGTGAATGTGACCGCGATGAAACGATTCGCTTCGAGAATTTGAAACGAACTGGACACATCTGACAAAAGCGAGGGCTTACGAGAAATCGTAGGCTCTTTCTTTTTATATTTTACGGAGGTATGAAAAATGAACCTGAAATCATTTGCAAAAGCGAGTCGGCAGATGCTGAATCGCAATGCATCCAAGATCCTGGCCGGTTTTGCTATCGGCGCAGGCGTCATGGCTGTAGGCTTCGCCATCGAGGCAACTCCGAAGGCGATGATCCTGCTGGAGGAAAAGAAGGCAGAACTCGGTGTCGAAAAGCTGGATGCGAAGACCATTGTCAAAACGGCTGGTCCGGTATACATTCCGACGGTCGTGAGCATGGGCCTTTCGACCGCGTGCACGATCGGTGCACTGAAGGTGAAGAGCCAGCAGAACGCCGCACTGGCTGCAGCGTGCACGCTCTCGGAAACGGCTCTGCGCACCTACCAGAATAAAGTTGTTGAAACCATTGGCGCAGAGAAAGAACAGGAGATCCGTGAGGCTGTTGCTCTGGATAAGATGGCAAAGAGTCCGGAGCCGGCAGTGATCCCGAATGCAAAAGGGGTCAAAACGGATGATATTTCCTATGACCAGAGGGTAAAATGCTGGGAAAGCCTGAGCGGGAACTACTTTTGGACCACACGGAATGCCATTGAACGGGCCATCAACGGGGTCAACAAACAGCTGCTCAGCGATTTCCGTGTGACCGAAAACGACCTGTTTGACTATCTGGGGATGGAACATAACCGAAACGGCGATCTGCTTGGGTGGGATACCGACACGACCATGGAAGTGGAAACGTTCTATGCTTCCAAACTTGATGAAGACGGAATGCCGTGTCTTGTACTGGACTACCGTACACCGCCCAAGTGGCTGGGCTATTGATATTTTCAATGCCCGGAACAGACGCGAAAAATTCACCTTGCTTTATGGAGGTAAAACTCCAACATTACAAAACTTTATATTAAAGAAAGAGGTAACAAAAATGGACGAAATGAATAACATGAACGAGACTACTGTCATGGAGAATGAGAACTCTGTGGAGGTTGTTCCGGAGGAGAACGTTCAGATGATCGAAAACGAGGAGACTTCGGGCATCAATCCGAAGCTTGTGCTTGGTGCGGCTGTGATTGCTGGTGCTGCCATTGTGGGCGGTATCAAGCATCTGAAGAGCAAAAAGAACAAGCCGGCGAATGATAAGCCGAAGACCAAGAAGAAGATCCATCTGCGTGCACCTTGGACGATCACCGAGGAGACCGTTCCCGAAAAGACGGAGGACACTGATAAGGAAGTTGTTGAGGAACCTTCTGACGAGGAAGAGTAATGTTTGGTAAGGCGAGAGCTGTGGAGAAATCTGCAGCTCTTACTTTTTTGTTTTTTGAAAGGGGAAAGACATGGCACAAGTAGACATGCCGAAGTCCAGCATTGGCCAGACGCCGACTGAGCCGAAAAAGAAGCTTGAGAAGGTCGTCAAGGGTAAGGTAGCGGTGAAAGAGCAAAGCGATATGCAGAAGATCGCATCACAGTTTCTGGCCGAAGATCTGAAAACGGTGAAAGACCGTATTCTGACTGATTATCTGCTGCCGATGCTCAAGAACGGTGCATGGAGCATTCTGAACTCGGCGTTCAGCATTGCACTCTGGGGCGAAGACCGCAGCCGCGGCGGCTCGAACAATTACTACGGAAACAACCGTGGTCAGCGCAACAGCTATGATGGCTATTATCAGGGCAGCCAGAACAATCGCCCGAACCCGCCGCCTGTACGCAGAAGCTTGCAGAATCTGGATTTCGAGAGTCGGGGTGATGCTGAGGACACTCTGGCGGGTCTCAGGGACGCACTGTACCGCTACCGGCAGGTTTCGGTGGGCGATCTGTGGGATCTGATGGGCGTGACAAACGATTCGACCGACTACAATTATGGCTGGTACAACCTCGATGATGCTTTCATCAAAGGCATCCCCGGCGGATTCCGACTGGTTCTGCCGCACACTGTACCGCTGCGCTGATAGAAAGGACTGATATTTTATGAAGTTTCTGAAAAACGTGAAAACCGACGAGTTTATGGCAACTGTGACCCGGACTGCCTCGAAGTATGGCTATAAGCTGAAGAAAGCAAGCCCTACCATCATGATCTTTGGTGCTGCTATTGTGGGCGTAGCAGCGACCGTCTCTGCCTGCAAGGCGACTGTGAAGGCTCAGGATATTCTGGAGGATCATAACGAGATGGTGAAGGCCATCCATGAGACCAAGGAAAAGGTCGATAGCGGTGAAATGATCCTGAAGGAAGGCGCTGCCTACACCGAGAACGATTACAAGAAGGACCTGACCACGGCCTATGTGCAGACTGGTCTGAAGCTGGCGAAAATCTATGCACCTGCAGTAACCATGGGCACGGTTGCACTCGGCTGCATGTTCGGCTCGCACCACATCATGACCAAGCGTAACGCCAGCCTGACTGCCGCCTACATCGCTCTGGATAAGGCCTTCAACGAGTACAAAGGCCGTGTGACCGACCGCTTTGGCGACCGCGTACAGCAGGAGCTTGAGCACAACATCAAGGCAGTTGAGGTCGAGACCACCCGGAAGAATGCCGATGGTGTGGAAGAAACCGTTAAACAGTACACGGATGTGGCAATGGCACACACCAGCCCCTATACGCTGATCTACGATGAGACTGTGAGTTCCTGGGATAAGGATGCACAGCTGAACATGTCCCATCTGATCCAGGCGCAGGCTGCTGCAAACCGGAAACTCCACCGCCAAGGCCATCTGTTCCTTAACGATGTCATTGATATTTTGGACCCCTATGGCAACGGTATGCACCACACCCCCGAAGGCCAGGTCGTCGGCTGGATCTTGAGCTCGAATGATCCTACGAAGGAAAATCGTGTGGACTTTGGTGTAACCAACTATGTTGAGAACAACGATGCACTGAACAATTTCATCGACGGGTTCGAGCGCTCTGTCCTGCTGCGGTTCAACTGTGACGGCGTGATCATCGACAAAATCTGAGACTGATATTTTGGAGGGACTTGCTATGACCAGATACGTTAAGACGCTTTCTTATCTGTTTGCTGCCATGGCCGGAGTGTGCTTCGTCTCTGGTCTGGCAGTTCTTTCGGAGTGAAGTGTACGATGGACAGTTTGGAAAATGCATTCCTGTTTCTGGACTATCTGACCGATACCAAGCGCAAGCGCCACATGGTGGGAGGCATTCTGATGAGTGTCTCCCTTTTCTTTGGCGGTCTGGCGTTTACCATGATGACGATTAGAGGAGAAGACAATGAATCGGACAATTCGTGATGTTTTGCTGTTTGGCGCAGGTTTTGCCGCAGGTGCATACGTTATGCACACGGTCTTCCGTACGAAGTACCAGGAGTACGCCGATGCACAAATTGATGATGTGCGCGACCACTACCGCAAGAAGGAAGCTGATCTGGATACCATGATCGAAGAAAAGGCCCAGCAGAAGAGCATGGAGCAGCTTACGGGAAAGTACCGAACCGAGTCCGACCCGGAAGATATTGCGACCCACGACCCCATTGAGATCATTCAGCCGGACGAGTTCGGCGACATCGATGAGTACGAGACTCGCGGGCTGACATATTATGCCGATGGCAAGCTGGTATTCGACGAGGAGACGATGCCTGTGAACGACGATGATATTCCGAACATCATCGGAACAGAGGCGCTGAACCACTTTGGCGAGTTCATGCCCAGCACGATTCATGTGCGAAACAACAACTATCATAAGGACTATGAGATCATTCAGGTTCGTCAGAACTGGGGCGACCTCTATCCGGAAGAGGAGGAAGAATGATATTTTCGGATCTTGGAGAACAGTATTATGACTGGCTCCACAAAATCGTGTGCGGCGAATGGGAGCCGAGAAATCTCTCGTTCCATCGGCTGCTCATGTACTTACATAATCGCACTTATATTCCGGCCTGCGAAATGGACCAGTGCAGAGCAGAAGATGGTGCGAATTTGCGTTACCGTTTTGCCAGCGAATGCGATATTCCGTATGACAAGATCGATGCGGAGTTCCACGGTGTTCCATGCAGTATGCTGGAAATGATGGTGGCCCTTGCGGTGCGCATCGAAGAACATATTATGGAGGATTCCAGTGCGGGAAACCGTGTCGGGCAGTGGTTCTGGAACATGGTTGTCAGTCTCGGGCTTGCTGCCATGGACGACGGCCGGTTTCACGAAGACCGGGCAGATTATATTCTGGACAGGTTTGAGCGCAGAGACTATGAATACAATGGTGCCGGCGGTCTCTTTACAGTGAACCATCCGACCGAAGATATGCGTCGGCTTGATATTTGGTATCAGCTGATGCACTACCTGCAGGAAAACGAATTTTGAAAGGAAAATCAACATGGATATGACGAATATTATGTATGAATTGGTCAACACCAAAACTTCGCTGGCCATTGCCGACCGTACCATCGAAACTCTGCAGAAGCAGAACCGGCGTCTGAACCGTCGGTGCCTGCGCCAGAGTCTGATGATCGCAGGGCTGACATGGCTCACCGTTACGGCATGCAGGATGCTGAGCGAGAGCGATAAGAAGTGCAAAGAGGCTGAGGAGGACGCCCGGCAGCTCCATGCGGCACTGGCTCATACGCAGCAGGTGTTGGACGATGTGAACCGCAAGAACGCCGAACAGTTCTGGACGGAGAGCAGCACAAGTGCGACGGAGCCCGAAAAAGATATCTGCTGCGATGGGAAGGCAACCATTACCAAAAATCCGGAATAAAATGCATGGAAAGGAGGAAGTCAGTTGCCGATGATTGATTTCCTGAGGATCGCCACGCGAACCGGAAAACACGGGGTGATCGAAGTGTACCCGAACTTTATCATCACCAAGTCGAAAGACCTGATGATCCGGGGTTCTGATTTCTATGCGATCTGGCTGGAAGAACGCGGCTTGTGGAGTACCGAAGAGCAGGATGCGTTGCAGCTCATTGACCGTGAACTTGATATTTATGCAAACGAGCATAAGCAGTTTCTGGGCGATAATGTCCGAGTCTTACATATGTGGGATGCACAGTCTGGCATGATTGATATTTGGCACAAATATTGTCAGCGCCAGATGCGGGACAACTATCATACCCTCGATGAGACATTGATATTTGCAAACACCTCTGTCAAAAAAGACAGTTATGCATCCAAACGACTGCCGTACCCGCTGGAACAGGGGAGCATTGCCGCCTACGACGAGCTGATGACCACGCTGTATACGCCGGAGGAACGTGAAAAGATCGAATGGGCCATTGGTTCCATTGTAAACGGGGATTCCAAAAAGATCCAGAAGTTCCTTGTTCTGTATGGTCCGCCCGGAAGCGGCAAATCGACCATTCTGAACATCATCCAGAAAATGTTTGATGGATACTGGGCAGTGTTTGACTCGAAGGCACTTGGCTCATCATCCAATGCGTTTGCACTGGAAGCGTTCAAATCGAACCCGCTGATCGCAATTCAGCATGACGGCGATTTATCGCGTATCGAGGACAATACCCGATTAAACTCGCTGGTTTCCCATGAAACCATGATGGTGAACGAGAAGTTCCGCAGTGCCTATGCAAGCCAATTCAAATGTTTCATGTTTCTCGGTACGAACAAGCCCGTAAAGATCACGGACGCAAAATCGGGTCTGATCCGGCGACTGATCGATGTGGAGCCGAGCGGCGAAAAAATACCGGCAAAGAAATACCGCGACCTCGTAGGCAAGGTTGACTTTGAATTGGGTGCTATTGCATGGTATTGCAAAGACGTCTACGAGAAAAACAAGCATCGTTACGATGATTATGTTCCGACACGAATGCTTGGTGCATCCAACGACTTCTACAACTTCATGCTGGACTCCTACTACATCTTCAAAAAAGAAGATGGCGTGTCGCTAAAACGTGCCTGGGCAATGTACGACACCTACAATCAGGAGGCGAAGGTTTCGTATCCTTACTCCAGGCGAGCGTTCCGTGAAGAATTGATGAACTATTTCTCGGATTACAAAGAACGTGCCGAGGATATGAACGGCGAGCGGGTGCGCAGCTACTACAGCGGCTTCAAGTACGAAAAATTCAAAGAATTTCTGGAGGACCCTCCCCCCGGGATTGATGCGGGAAATGACCCCCCTGCCTCCTCCTGGATCGAATTGAAGGAGCAGCATTCTCTCTTTAATGATATTTGCAAGGACTGTCTGGCACAATATGCGAACGAAAATGGCACTCCCATGCAGAAGTGGGAGAATGTCAAAACCAGATTGACCGGGATCGATACAAAAAAGCTGCATTATGTAAAGGTCCCGGAGAACCACATCGTCATTGACTTTGATATTCCCGGCCCGGATGGGAGTAAGAGCTTTGAGCGCAACCTTGAAGCTGCTTCCAAATGGCCAAAGACCTATGCTGAGCTTAGTAAATCTGGTGCGGGCATCCACCTGCATTATATTTACACCGGTGATCCGGCTAAGCTAAGCAGGATCTACGATGAAAACATTGAAATCAAGGTGTTCACGGGAAAATCTTCTCTGCGAAGAAAATTGTCGAAGTGCAATGATATTTCCATCGCAAACATCAGCAGTGGCTTGCCGTTGAAGGGAGAAAAAGCAATGGTCGATGTAAAGCAGATCCAGAATGAGAAGCATCTGCGCATTCTCATCAAGAAAGCGCTGGCAAAGGAGATCAGCCCGTATACGAAGCCAAGTGTGGACTTTATTGCCCATGTTATGGACGAGGCATATGAAGGCAACGTCCCTTATAATGTGGATGACATGCGGAATGCCATCTTGGGGTTCGCTGCCAGCAGTACCAATCAGGCGGAGACCTGTCTGAAAATCGTATCCAAGATGCACTTCAAATCGAAGGATGATATTCAGCGGGAGGCCCCCGCGGGGGAGGAAACGCCATTGATATTTTTCGACGTGGAGGTATTCCCGAATCTGCTGCTCGTGAACTGGAAGTTTGCCAAGCAGGGGCCTGTACACCGCATGGTAAACCCTGCACCGGACGAGATCGAGAGCCTGACAAAGTATCGGTTGGTCGGCTTCAACAACCGCAAGTACGACAACCATATCCTTTGGGCCCGCATGATCGGGATGTCGGTGGAGCAGATCTATGCGTTGTCCAACCGGATCATCAACGAGCACACAGGCTTCTTTGGTGAGGCGTACAACCTGTCCTACACTGATATTTACGACTTCTCGTCGAAAAAACAGAGCCTGAAGAAGTTTGAGATCGAGCTGGGCATCCACCATCAGGAGCTGGGACTTCCGTGGGATCAGCCGGTGCCGAAGAGCCTGTGGGACAAGGTGGCCGAGTATTGCGACAACGATGTGATCGCGACCGAGACCCTATTCTACTCGAAAAAGCGTCAGGCAGACTTTGTGGCACGTGAGATCCTGGCAGACCTTGCCGGCATGACGGTGAACGACACGACAAACTCGCTGACAACACGCATTATTTTCGGCAAGGAAAAACACCCCCGGCTGGTCTACACCGACCTTGCCACGGGGAAATCCGATGCAATCGTGGAAGTTGAGCCTGATATTTTGACGGACTGCAACATCATCAATGCCTTTCCCGGTTACGAGTGGGCCAAAGGTGAAGACGGCAAGTACCACAACATGTTCCGGGGCACAGACCTGGGCATGGGCGGTTATGTCTACGCTGAGCCAGGAATGTACACGAATGTAGCTTTGCTGGACGTTGCGTCGCTGCATCCGCATTCGGCTGTTGCCATGAACTACTTTGGCGAGTACACCAAGCATTTTAACGACCTGATGGATGTGCGAATCTACGTCAAGCACGGCGAGTACGAGAAGGCAAAGGGGCTCTTTGGCGGTAAACTGGCAAAATACCTAGACGACCCGCAACAGGCAAAGGCTTTGGCGCAAGCGTTGAAAATCGCCATCAATTCGGTTTACGGGTTGACCAGTGCAAGTTTTGACAACCCGTTCCGCAACCCCAAGAACGCCAACAACATTGTGGCGCTTCGAGGGGCTTTATTTATGCGCACTTTGCAGGATGAAGTGCAGCAGCGTGGCTTTAAGGTGGCGCACATAAAAACGGATTCGATCAAGATTCCAGATGCGACCCCGGAGATCATTGCGTACTGCATGGATTTTGCGAAAAAGTACGGCTACACGTTCGAGCATGAGGCGACATATGAGCGGATGTGTCTGGTGAACAATGCCGTTTATATTGCAAAGTATATGGCTGCCGACCAGTGCGAGGCGCTTTACGGTTATATCCCGGGCGACTGCAAGGACGAAGGCGGCGAATGGACGGCTACAGGCACACAGTTCCAAGTGCCGTATGTGTTCAAGACCCTGTTCTCCAAGGAGAAGATCGAGTTCACTGACCTCTGCGAGACAAAGACCGTTTCCAAGGGCGCTATCTATCTCGACAAGAACGAGGACCTGCCTGAAGGCGAACACAATTATATTTTTGTAGGACGTGTGGGACAGTTCTGCCCGATCATGCCGGGAAAGGGCGGCGCTCTGCTGCTGCGGGAAGCGGGCCTGACGGATACCGGCGAACGGAAATATGCTTCTGTGACCGGAGCAAAGGATTACCGCTGGCTGGAAAGCGAGGCGGTCTATCAGCTCCAGATGCAGGAGGATATCGACAAAAGATATTTCAACCGGGAAGTCGATGAGGCAGTTGAGGAAATCTCCAAGTACGGCGACTTCAACTGGTTCGTTGGTGACGACGGTGTTGCTCCCTGGACAGCACCCGACCTTCCATGGAGCGATGCGCAGGAAGAAGCGGCAAGAAATTTTGACGTGAGGTGATATTTTTATGGCGTTCAAACTTTGTGACAGTAACAACCGTGTGATTGGTAACATTACCGATGTTGCTAGAACTGTGGATGGGGAGACGATGATTACACTGGACACAGGCCATACGTTCCAGTTTAAGTCTTATGACATTTATTGGGATAAGGGACATAATTGCTTCATTAGCAAACCCTATTACCGGGGTACGTTGAACACCGCACATGCAAAAGAGGCGACGGCAATGAATGCAGCGGTTATTAAGAATGTGATTTTTGCTCCTCCGGCCACGATCGTTTACTGGTCGGATGGCTCCAAGACCGTTGTGAAGTGCAGCGAGAAGGATGTTTTCGACCCGGAGAAGGGGCTGGCCATGGCGATCGCAAAGCGTTGCGGTGGCAACAAGGGCGGCTATTACAAGGAAATCCAGAATTGGGTCGAGAAGAGCGGGAAGAAGTATCCTGGGAAGACTGCTACGCAGAAGAAAGCTTCCCCTAAGTCTAATCCCGATCGAGAATCTATGAAGAAGTGTATTTCCAAGGCCAATGAGGACTGGAATGAGGTCCTTAAAGCCAGCGCAAATAATGACCGTACGGAGCTCCTTCTCAATATGAATGTCCTCACTGCAGACCTGAAAATTCTGGAAATTGAAATTAACAAGTAAAAAGGAGACTGATATTTATGTACACCAAGCGTCAGAAAGTCAACATTGATGATACCCGTTTTATCTTTACCACCAACTTCAGCGGTGATCCCAGCCGTGACCGCTTTGGCTCTGACCAGCGCCGTGTCAACGTGGTAATTCCTACCGAGGAGCTCGCGCAGCATCTGCTGGATCTGGGTGTAAAGGTCAAGCAGACCAAGCCGAACCCTGAGCGCACTTACGACGAGCCGTTTGTGCCCACGCTCTACGTGCCGGTCAACATCAAGATGGACTCCAAGTGGCCGCCGCACATCTATTGGGTCACAACTGCTGGCAAGCGCCTGCTCTGCAACGAGGACACCATCAGCCAGCTGGACTTCATCCGCGTCAAGAACGTCTGCCTGCAGGCAAATCTCGTTGAGAAGAGGAACTTCCCTGGCGAGTACAGTCTGTACGCCGATGTGATGTACGTTGAGCAGGATACCGATGCTGACCCGTATGCGGAGCGCTACGCTCAGTACGCAGAGCCTGCTCCTGAAGTGCCGTTCTAAGGAGGATACTATGGAAAAACTGTTTATCAGCTGTCCGATGCGTGCTCGCACTGCAGAACAGATCCATGCGACTATGGACCAGATGCATAAAATCGCCGAGGCCATTTTTGGCGAAGAACTGGAGGTCATCCCGACTTACTTTGAGGGCACCCCGCCTGAAAATGCCAATGACCGTCTGTGGTATCTGGGTAAATCCATTGAGAAAATGTCCGAGGCGGATTGCTTTATCGGCATTTTCGATGACCAGAAAGATTATGATGGCTGCATCATCGAGAACCATGTCGCCAAACTCTACGGTGTACCGCAGTACCTGGTGAATATCGCGTACGTAGCACCGGACATCATGGAGCGGCGTTTGCAGCATATGGTCTGATGGTATTTATCGAGTGCCGGGGTCGGTCCTCGGTTGAATGATCCAGTCGGTGAGTGCCCACGTCGCAAATGGCGTTCTCAGAGGAAACAGCTCGATTTATATTTTGATTTGGGGAGGTTGAACGTATGAAAGTCTTGAGAATCCAGCCCAAGAAGTATCCTGAAGTTATTGAAATCGACGGCTCGCTCGAATCTCTTCAGAAAGAAGTGGCCGGCCCGATTCAGGCGGTCTACCCGTGGGACGATCCGGTTGCACTTATCTGCAATGAGGAAGGAAAACTGGCCGAAGATTCCTTCAGTAACTGTAACAGAGTGCTTTGTAATGAAATTGGGATTCCCTATGATATTGTTGTTGGAACTTTCCTGATCGTTGGTCTGACCGAGGATGATTTCGGCGACCTGTCACAGGAACTCATTCAGAGGTACGAAAAGCTTTTCCATAACCCGGAAGAGTTTGATTACTTTACAGATGCTCAGGGAAGAACACATCTGGACGTTCGCCCCTGTGAACCTGAAGATAACGCGAAATAATCCGCTTCCTTTACAGATGCATGAGAGCTTCGGAGAAATCTGAGGCTCTTTTTATTTTGGGTCAGTAGCTTAGTCTGGCTGAAAGCTGGCAGCTCATAACTGCGTGATCGCGGGTTCAAATCCTGCCTGACCCACCAGAGGTGCAAGCCTTATATTTGAATAAACAAAGGAGAAAACAGCATGAGCGCAAGAAACTATGTCCCGGCAATGGTGAAATGGATGGTCGAGGAAGGTACCAAGAACACCTCCAGCGGCAACTGGATATTCACGAGTGCGGAAATTGCAGAAGCATTTCCTGTAGCCGAAAGCAGTGTGATTGAGATGTTTGGAACAATCCTGACCGAAGTTTATCAGCATGAAGCTGTAGCGGAAGCAAATGTAAATTTCGAGAGCGACGGTTCGGCAACTTTCGATTTGACCTTCTACACAGATTACTGTCCGAACATCGGTGATGAAACAAAGGCTGGGTGATTTTCATGGGTGATAGCAAAGTTACAAAGCGCTGTGCAAAGTGTGGCGCTGTGATGCACAACGTGTCTGTGGCAAGGAAATACTGTGATTTTTGCAGATTTGGCTATGCAACCAACGACCCGGTACTGCCTTTGGTACATCCGAAGTACACTGGGCCGACTCTACAGGAAATCATGAGAGAGGCTACCAAGGAGGGGCTTCAGTATGCAGAATATTGTAAAAAACACGGACTCCACTAATCATATAAAGGAACTCTGGAAAGTTTTTACAAAAGAAGGCAAAGAACTTTTTTCCTACACGATTCGCGGTGAAGGTGAAGACGAGGAAGAATGCACCAAACAGCTTTTAGCTTATGAGAACCATTGCTATCCTAACCAGATTCATGTTCACACGGAAATGAGGTGATCGAATGGCGGGTATAACGCTCTATGACTACCAAAAAGATGCGCTGGAACGAATGAAAATCGGATGCATCTTATGTGGTGGTGTAGGAAGCGGAAAATCAAGAACCAGTTTGGCGTTTTACTATACGCTCTGTGGTGGCGCAGTAAACACCCAAAACTACGTTAAGATGCATGATCCACCCGACTTGTACATTATCACCACTGCGAGGAAGCGCGATACAGGCGAGTGGGAGGAAGAACTGGCCCATTTCTATATGTCCACCGACAGCAACCTTGATATTTACGATCACAAGGTGGTTGTGGATTCATGGAACAACATCGGAAAGTACGTCGGCGTGAAGAACGCATTTTTCATTTTCGATGAGCAGAGAGTTGTTGGCAGCGGGCAATGGGTCAAATCCTTCCTGAAAATCACGAAGGAGAATGACTGGATTCTTCTGAGCGCTACTCCGGGAGATTGCTGGACAGATTACATTCCGGTGTTTATTGCAAACGGGTTCTATAAAAACCGGACGCAGTTCAACAATGAACACATAATCTATAGTCGTTTTTCCAAGTTTCCGAAAATTGACCGGTATCTGAACACCCAGCGACTGGTACGCCTGCGTGAACGGGTGCTTGTAGATATGGACTTTGAGCGACCTACTGTATCTCACCATGAGAATGTTTTTGTCGAGTACGACAAGCCTAAGTATCTGGAAATTTGTAAAACTCGCTGGAACCTGTGGGAAAACAAACCCATTGAGACCGCCAGCGAGTTTTGTTATTTGCTGCGGAAACTGGTGAACACAGACCTGACTAGGTCGCAAAAAGTTCTGGATATTTGCATGACCCGCCCCAGAGTCATAATCTTCTATAATTTCGATTATGAGCTGAATATTATCATGAATCTGCCCTATGGCGATGATGTGGAAGTAGCGCAATGGAACGGCCATAAGCACCAGCCAATCCCTGGCGGTAAGAGGTGGGTATATCTGGTCCAGTACAATGCGGGTGCAGAAGGTTGGAACTGCATCAAGACCGATACCGTCATATTCTACTCGCAGAACTACTCCTACAAAATTATGGAGCAGGCTGCAGGCAGAATCGACCGGCTGAACACACCTTACAAGAACCTGTTCTACTATCATCTGAAGAGCAGGGCAGGAATTGATCTGGCGATTTCGAGGGCACTGAACTCTAAGAAAGCATTTAACGAAAGGAAATTCTATGGAGCATGATATTTATGATTCTTTAAGGTTTATTGCGACGACCTGTGAGAAAATGGAAGATGTCTTAAATGCAATTGCAGAATACTTCGAGAAAGTAACGGCTTGTCTCATGGACTTGATTGAAGAAATTAAGAGACAGTCATTGAAGATAATTCTGCAGAAGCTGCGCCCTGACTACAAGGACAAATGCAAAATCCGGTGGCTGGATATTCCCAACAAGGTTATGCAGGGGAGAATTCATAAACACTGCTGAAAGAGGATTGATATTTTATGATAAAAGATTCTGGTGACCGCACCGAATTTGAAACCGGTGCCAAGCGCGATATGCACGCAGGGAAGGGACGGATGGATCTTCTGCCTTGGTATGGCATCATGGAGGTCAGCAAGCACTGCGAAGAAGGCGCACTGAAATACGGCGAACACAATGTGGATAAAGGTATTCCGCTGCATTCGCTGCTGGACAGTGCTTCTCGGCATCTGGCAAAGTACATGGTCGGCATGGACGACGAGGATCACCTGCGCGCTGCCTGCTGGAATTTGCTCTGGGCACTGAACCAGCGGGTGACCCATCCGGAATTGGATGACCGCTTTTTTAGTAAGCTAAAATCGGAAAACTCGGAAGATAGTGGAATTGCCCGTGAACCTCTGATTCCAGTAGTTTGCGGTAGATGCGGTGCCCATTTTGGCTTGCCGACATCGGTATGGAGCCGAGACCGCTATAAAGATGATGGTGATAAGAGCTATGCCATCACGATATGTCCGCATTGTCATAGAGCGGCAATCGTTGCAAAGGAGGTGAAACCTGATGAATGACTGGATGCGCGAAGTGGACTATGCGACCTACTGCCCGAAGTGCAAGAACTTCAAGGTACTGGAGACAGATGAGCCTTGCAACGAGTGCCTGACGGAGTGTGTACGGGAGGGCAGCAAGAAACCTGTGAAGTTTGAGGAGAAGGCGCGAAAATAACAGGCTCCTTTATGGAGGTGATTAATATGCTAGTAATAGTAGACGTTATCATTGGAAAGAACGGAATCAGCACAGAAGTGTTTTCTGACATACGAAATGCGAGAAAGTTCAGAGATAAACTGATGCAAAAGTATGGGAACGAATACACTATTTGCGAGATGGCGAAAAATATCAATGAAAGACTTGATGATAGTATATTAAATCGTTATTAAGGCAAAGAGCCGTGGAGAAATCTGCGGCTCTTTATTTTTATCGTCGAAGGAGATGCTTGTATGCGACGAATGAATGTTAAATGCTGCCATTGTGGGGACTACACCCCATTTATCACAGAGGAGAAGATTGAGGTTATTCCTCAAGTTAATCTCACAAGAACCGATATGGATAGTTTGGGCGATGTCGCTGAGGCATTGGCGGAATGCGGTTGCTTCGGTGCGTGTGATTTCTTACGCCGGGTTCAAAGCGAAGTAACCAAAATTGTAGAGTATCAGGAGGAACGGTGAACGCTAAATGATATTTGCTGAAGAGGATTTAAACTCTTTGAATGCTATTGCTGGACTATTGGCTTCATTCGGGTGTGATAGTCAGGCTGGCTGTGTGCTTTATATTCAGCATAAAATTGCAAAGACCATGGAGGCTGACGAAAGGAAATGCAGAAATGAGAAACATGTCTAAGAAGACCTGGAAACTCCGGGTTTGGAGTCACATGACCGAGATGCAGAAGCTGGATTATCTTCTTACGAAAGCAGGCATTACGCATGAGATGGAAAGAAGATTTCCTGAGAACGATAAAAACCGGCCTGAAGTTTGCGGCCCTGGAGCACTGCATGATGGGGGCTATCAGATTACAGTTCGAGATAAATCTGGCACATATCTGTGGAACGCGGTATGCGGTTGGTGCACTTACGGGTTTCCTCATTTACTCGAGGTGTGCGGGCTAGCACTTGTTGATCATTATGATGTCGAGGGCTGGCTCACGGCTCGGCAGGTTATGAAGATGTGGAGGCATAGAAATGCTGCGAAAAATCGCTGATTTTGTCAAAAAGATATTCCGCATGGAGCCGATTCCGACGACGGTTAACACCCTGCTGGAGGCCTTGGAGGCCTTGGAGGTGGCTCGGAACCACTTCGAGCACTGCGACCCAGAATTTGTGGATGCAGCTATTTTTGAGTTGAACGCTGCAGAGTGCCGGGTGGATGCGGTTAGGAGGTGTGTGGGATGATTGTGTATAAGGCAACCTATAAGTGCCGGTACTGTGAACGAAAATTCGACAGCAAATATCATTATTGTGGTTTAGACGATGCTGTTCACCATTTTGATAGCTGTATGAAGTTTCAACCGGTTCATTTCTGTAAGGGCGGACATGTTGGTATTGGAGACTTTGTGGGTTTTGAAAGGATTGATGAAAAGTGACTGACATTTGGACGAAATTTGGCAAATTTCTTGGCCGGGCTATTGCGCTGACACTTATTTTGTGCGCTTGGGCCATCATTATTGGATTCACGCTGAAGGTACTTTGGTTTATCTGGTTTCGGATTCTGCTGTGAGGTAAGAAGGCTATGGACAATGGAAGAGTGTCATATGAAGAAGCCGTAGAAGCTATCCGGAATTGGAGTAAGGCAGTGTACGAATTTTCTGATGATCTTGAGTATGGCTACAGGGTTCCGGTTGGAAATTTCACGTCGATGGACGATGTTGCTCGGCTGTTGGCGAATGGCTATATCACTTTGCAAGACGCACGAATCGGGTGCGTTAACACCAATCACTCACTGGTTGATATGGAGCAAGCGGTAGGAAGTATTCGATACGGTCAGACAGAAACTACGACCATCCCAGCTTGGTGTAAAAAGAAAAGATCTTGGCCGTATCGATTGGTTGCTTTTCTGAACGAAGTAATTGATATGCTTGTACAAGCTATTACGGAGGATTTCTTATGAAACACACTTTTATCTTCACCTGCACAGACAACGGTGGCGGCTATCAGAGCTTTGAAGTCATGGCGACCGACAAGCAGGAGGCTATTGAAAAGGGTATGAAATTTGCCAAGAAATACGCCTGCGGTGACGTCTGTGGGAACTGGGAGTGTAAGTTGAAGAAGGAGGGTAGCGTATGAACGAGGACTTTGGAGCGATTACTATTCTTGCTCCAAAATGCCAGCAGTGTCCAAAAGTGAAATCCTGTGACCATAAGCAAATGGCCAATCTCGGGTATATAGTTCCGCAAGGGATGCAATGGAAAGAGCCTCAGTCAGCTCGAAATGGCTGATTCACTGATGAAAAGGGGATCTAATTATGAAATCCGTTAAACCAGAGTGCGACATCAAGAATCCGCACGCATATGCGGCGAGAAGTATTAGAGTTGGACGAAAGTTCCCTCAGAGCAAGAAGGCACTCAACGCTTATATCAATGACGCAATTGATTTTCACATGATTCCTGAGGTAGGGCTTTATTATTCCGAGAACTGCTATGGTGTGGTCGATGCGATCGACTTCACAAACAACTTCCTGCGTATCCATGCGCTGAGAACTAAGCATGAACCGGAGCACATGGAACAGCTTTTCATTTATGATGCGCTTTTCTGCTTGAAACGTGGCATTAAGCCGTGCGATATTCAAATCGAAAACCGCATCTATCAGAACGATAAAGTTTTGATCGCGAACCCTACTTGTGAGGACATCGACCCTATTATCGAAAAGATCAAAGAGCTCGACCGGGTAGTCCGTGAAGTTAAGTTAGGGGAGTCGGAGCAAATTTGATTCATGCTTGATATTTGAACGATACAAACAATGTTATGGAGGTAAACAATTTATGAAAATCGTTGAACCTAAGTACGAAATCCTCACTGATATTTCTGAGGGCGGCATCAAGGAGCTGCAGCAGATCGAGCGTGTTGCCCGGGTCTGCTATAAGAGCGAGGATAAGATTACGCCGGATGGTGAGTCGGCGAAGAAACTGGTGGGCTTTCTGGTGAAGCAAGGGCATGAGGCTATGCTGGAGCATTCGCAGCTGTCTGTGCTGTTTACGTGCGACCGTGGCGTGGCCAATGAGCTGGTGCGGCACCGCATTGCTTCTTTTGCACAGGAGAGCACCCGGTACTGCAACTACTCGAAAGAGAAGTTTGAGGGCAGCATTACCGTCGTGGAGCCGTTTTATATCGATAAAGAACAGAATCGCCTGTTCTATCGTAAATGGGTAGAATCCTGTGAATTGGCAGAAAAAACTTATTTTTTGATGCTTATAAACGGCTATCGTCCCGAACAGGCTCGTTGCGTGCTGCCGCTGTGCCTGAAGACTGAAATCGTGGTGACTGCCAACTACCGTGAGTGGCGCAACATCTTCAAGCTGCGTACTCCTGTGGCGGCCCATCCTCAGATGAGAGAACTGATGTGTCCGCTGCTGAAGGAACTGCAGAGCAAGATCCCGGTGGTGTTCGATGATATTTACACGTACTGGCCTGAGGACGACCAGACGGGAAAAGGGAGCACGGTGAAGTAAGCATGAAAGAAATTGATGAAAGATATATTGCCGCACTTGATGAGTTCGGTTTTGGAATGTTCCGAACTAAAGCCGGTGTAAATATTTACCGTACTACCTCAACAGGAACATTTATGATCAATCTTAAAGGCGAGGACTTTGTGGATATGCTGGTAAGCTATGCAGAAACGTTTGACCCGAATACCCAGGTGTCCTTGACCGTAAAAAGTCATTCGTCAACGCAGGATATTTCGGCAATGCTCAAGAACGCCCAGGAAATCCAGATGCTTCTTCTGCGGCTTGCCATTAAACTCGTGAAAATCAGTAAGGAAGTGGAGTGAAACCATGAAAAATCGTATTATTTGTGTCTTTACATGTCTGATGATGCTCGTGGGCTGTATGGTTCTGTGCAGCTGCTCCGAAGCGGATAAGGTGAATCGGAACATTTCTAAGCAGGCCAACTACTTTGAAGCTGAGCGCCGGATCACGGTCTATAACGCACGTACGGACAACGTCATCCTTGAAATGGAAGGTGCTATGTCCATCTCGAACAATGATAGCAACGAACTTGTGTGTACGGTGAAGACCGGTCCGAACGAGTATAAGAAAAACTACATTTATCTGAATGAGTACACCATGTACATTGTCGAGGACATTACTGGCACTCATACGGACCCTTATCATTACAAGCTCTATTTCCACACGGATATTCTGCCGGATGTGGAGGTAAGATCGTGATGACTACATACGAATTCGTAGATAAGATTGGAGATGCAAAATGCAGCAGAAAACACATGATTTTCTCGTGAGAATGCAGGTGCCGATGGCGACATTCGGTGGAGATCTCATGGGAGAAGCGATTGATTTCGCTATTCAGGAAATGCGGAATAATCGTTTTGTCACACTGACAGACATTGAAAATGCACTTAGCGATCGTTTTCACTGCAGTGCAAGTTCAGCGGATGCACGGCTTCGCAGGGCACTGGACGTGACTGAGTTTCGGTGTGGAGAGTATCCGAACCCTGAACTTGAGCGGCTTCGGGCCGAATATCAGGTTGATCGGTGGTCTGTGAAACGGTTCATTTATGCCGCGGCAAGGAGGGTGATGAACGATTTTGGCTGATTCTAGGCAGTTTTTTGGCCAAAAACCCACTTTGTGGCCAAAAATTTTTGCAAAAATGGCCACAAAATATTACGATAATACGTAATGAAATTACCGTTTGGCCAAAAACCCACTTTTTTCTTTAACTTAATAAAAATTTTAAAATTTTATATATAGTAATTAAGGATGAAAAACGGGTTTTTGGCCACGGCGAAAGTTTAACGTCTTATCGAGCCGGAAAATGTTACAATATTTTAACCTTGAACTATATCCCCTGACAGTGTAATATAGAACTGCATTAAATAGACGTACTGCCCTTTAATGAAGTGCGAGGTGAAAAATATGAACTATATGGATGCGCTTGCAAAAAATTGGCGTGAGCACGATTACTCTTTTGAAGGACGAGATGTTCTTCCGAATGGCGATGAAGTTTGGACCTACACTACATTGGAATTTGGGCTACCAGTGCTATGGGTGAAGCATCCAGACGGATCGTTTGACTACCGTGTTCTCCATACTCCCGGCTATGATGAATCAACAGGCGAACATTGGTGCTGGAACTGTCATTGTCAGATGGTACATCATGATGATGAATGGCTGTGCCCGAAATGCGGAGATCATATCGATGCTAACGACATAGAGCTTTTATCATCTCCGACAGAAGAAGCAAGCTATCCAGACGATGACCTTGAACCAGAACCTGAGTGGTACGACTGATACAGCAAATAAGATATGCCTCTGCGCTAACAACGCAGGGGCTTTTCTTTTTCCCGAAAATAATAAAATCTTGCAAAAATTAGCAAAAACTTACGCGATAAAAACATGCCCTTTTATGGGGGGAATAGAACGCGGCTTGAACGCACTATTCCTTTTATTTTGGAGGTTTTTATCATGCTCGAAAACAAATTCAAACAGGGATTGACGAAAGAACTGAAAGAACGCTTTCCCGGCTGTGTAGTGGTCCATCTTGACCCGAACGAGGTGCAGGGGCATCCTGACCTTTTGGTTTTGTATGATTCCACCTGGGCAGCACTCGAAGGCAAGCGCTCAGCAAATGCACCTCATCGTCCGAATCAGGATTATTATGTCCGTCAGATGAATGAGATGAGCTTTGCCGCTTTCATTTATCCTGAGAACAAGGAGGAAGTTCTCAATGCAATGGAACGATCATTCCAGGCTCGTGGGGCAGCATGCCTTTCTGGGCGCAAGTAAGTATCATTGGCTGAACTATGATACTCAACGCCTAGTGGATGCTTTCATGAACTGTCAAGCAAAGGAGAAAGGCACTCGGCTTCATGCTTTTGCTGCAGAGTGCATTAACCTGAAGCAAAAGCTCCCGAAGAGCAAGAAAACCCTCAACGCATATGTCAACGATGCAATTGGTTTCCGTATGGACCCCGAGCAGGTTTTGTTTTACAGCGAAAACTGTTTTGGTACTACCGATGCCATTGCATTTAACGACAAAGATAATTTTCTTCGTATTCATGATCTGAAAACAGGAGCTGTTCCAGCACATATGGAGCAGCTCTTTATTTATGATGCGCTGTTCTGCATGGAGTATCATGTCAAGCCGAAAGATATTCTTATCGAAAATCGCATTTACCAAAATGATGATGTTCTCATCGAGACACCTACGGCAGATATCATTGATCCCATCATCGAAAAGATTAAAGAATTTGACAAAATCATTGCGGATCTGAGATAAGGAGCAGCGTTATGAATCCAATTGAGAAAGACCTTAAAAACTACTACGGCACGAGTTCCGACTCTGATATTTTGGAGCATTACGGCACAAAGCGCCATTCCGGCCGCTATCCTTGGGGTTCCGGTGATAATCCTTATCAGCACTCTGGCGACTTTCTGTCTCGTGTAGAAACGCTCAAGAAGAAGGGCATGTCCGAGAATGAAATTTTAGATCAAATCAATAGCACTCTTCCCAAGGAGTACCAGCTCGGTCTTACCGAATTTAGAGTGGCTCGACGTAAAGCAATCCATGAGCGCAAGGCATCTGAGTATGAGAAAATCGCTACTTTAAAGGAACAGGGTCTCGGCTGGAAAGCCATCGGTGAAAAGCTTGGTATGAGCGAGTCCAGTGTGCGCTCAAAATATGCAGGCACCGCTGATAAAAAAGCGCAGCGTGCAGAGAATATTGCTGACACGTTGAAAAAAGAAGTGGACAAGAAAGGCATGATCGATATTTCCGAAGGTGCCAATCTTGTAATGGGTGTGTCGCAATCTGAGCTTGACGACGCTGCATATACGTTGGAAGCGGAATACGGTTACAAACGTTATGGCGTAGGTATCCGTCAGCCGACCAACATCCGTCAGCAGACTAACATTACGGTGTTGGCTAAGCCTGAATTCGACCAGAAGTATGCTTATCAGCATCAGGATCAGATTGATTCGCTCGGCGATTATCATTCTGACGATGGCGGTGATACGTTCAAGAAGCTTCAGCGTCCTGCAAGTCTGGATTCCAGCCGTGTTGCCATCCGGTATGGCGATGAAGGTGGCCTGGACAAAGATGGTGTCATGGAAATTCGCCGCGGCGTGCCCGATCTTGACCTTGGTAAGAGCCATTATGCGCAGGTTCGTATCCTTGTCGATGGTGACCATTATCTGAAAGGCATGGCTGTCTACTCGGATGATCTTCCCGATGGCGTGGACATCATGTTCAACACCAACAAACCTTCCGGCACGCCCAAAATGAAGGTCCTGAAGGAAGCGAAAGCTGATCCGGACAATCCGTTTGGTGCAGCCATCAAAGCCAATGGCCAGAGTACATACATCGGTTCTGATGGAAAGGAGCATCTTTCTCCTATTAACAAGCTGAAAGAGGAAGGCGATTGGGATACAATGTCCCGAAATGTATCTTCGCAGTTCCTATCCAAACAGCCGAAAAAGCTTATTGAAAATCAGCTGAAGCTCACAATTGCGGATTATCAGGCGCAGTATGATGAAATCATGCACTACGATAATCCTACTGTTAAAAAGAAGCTGCTGAACGACTTTGCCGATACCTGTGAAGGTACGTCAATGACGCTGAAAGCATCGGCATTTCCGGGACAATCGACGAAAGTCATACTGCCTATCAACCGAATCAAGGAAACAGAAGCTTACTGTCCGACCTATGAGAATGGCACACAGCTTGCACTGATTCGCTATCCTCATGCCGGCACCTTTGAGATTCCGATTGTTACTGTCAACAACAAAAATGTCAGCGGCAAGCGTAATCTTGGACAGATCCAGGATGCTATTGGTATCAATGCTAAGGTTGCAGAGCGTTTGTCCGGTGCAGACTTTGATGGCGATACCGTTATGGCGATTCCTGTCAGCGATAAGGTTCCCATTAAATCTACTCGTCCGTTGGAACAGTTGAAAGGTTTTGATCCCAAGACTGCATATGCAGTTCCTGAAGGCAACCCCAACAACGTGCGTCTCATGAAAAAAGAAGAGAAGCAGCGTGAAATGGGCGTTATCTCGAACCTCATCACGGACATGACTCTTCGTGGTGCGTCTGAAGAGGAACTGGCTCGTGCTGTCAAGCATTCGATGGTTGTTATCGATGCAGAGAAGCACAAGCTGGATTACAAACGCTCTGAGAGGGAGAACGGTATCCAGGAACTGAAAGAAAAGTGGCAGATCCGTGTGGATGAGGACGGTACTACGCATTATGGTGGCGCATCAACGCTCCTGTCTCGGCGCAAGCAGACCATCCGTGTGCCTGAGCGTCGTGGTAGCGTGCGCGTGGATAAAGAGACTGGTGAACTCATTTATAAGGAGAGCGGGCGTGCCTTCATCGACCCGAAGACCAAGAAAGAGCGTATTGCCGAGGACACCGTAAGTCTGATTTCCGAGACAAAGGACGCAAGAACCCTCTCTTCTGGCACTATTCAGGAGAACTTGTACGCAGACTTCTCTAATAAGCTCAAAGCTATGGCAGCACAGGCCCGCAAAGAGGCGGTCAACATGAAGGGCATCCAGCGTGATCCTGAGGCAGCCAAGACATATGCTGCGGAAGTTATGTCACTGAAGGACAAGTACACCACAATGCTGGCCAATAAACCTAAGGAGCGCAAGGCAATGCTGATTGCCAATGCCAACATCAAGGCCAAAATTCAGGAACTGGGCTTAGACCCGCAAAACACCGAGGATAAGAAAGAAATCAAGAAGATTTCTTCTGTTGAAATGCAGCGCGCTCGCGATAAGGTCGGCGCAAGTGGGCAAAAGTCCAAAGTCAGGTTTAGCGACAGAGAATGGGAAGCTATTCAGGCTGGCGCAATTTCCGACAACATGCTGTCAAAGTTCCTGAATTCTTCTGATTCGGATGAAATCGTGAAACGTGCAATGCCCAAAACCACGGCTTCGTTGTCTTCGGCCAAGTTGTCCAAAGCGAGAGCGATGTTGCGAAGCGGTTACACTTATAAAGAGATTGCACAGGCGTGTGGCGTTTCTGAATCTACCGTTTATGATGCACTTGGAAAGTGATAACAGGAAAGAGAGGCTTTGAATTATGGTTCGATGCTTTCTGACCACGTTCGATAATCCCTACAATCCGTATGATCAGTTCGAGCAGTGGTATCAGTATGACATGGATCACGGCTATAACTCGTCTGGCCTGCTTATGCGGCTGGCACAGACCTCTTCTCAGTTCACAGACAATGAAAATGCCTACGAAATTGAGAAAGCAATCAATAAAATCGTGGCAAACGATCCAACCAACATCTATAAGAAGCTCAAGATCGAGATTAAGGACGATACCGGCTATGCACAAAGTGCTTAAGGCCATAGGGAGGGGTCTCAAAATCGACACCCCCCTCTCAAATCGCGCCGGTCTTTGATATTTCCCCGGAGGGAAAAATGATATTTGGGCTTTAAACATGCTGCCGAGGCCTTGGGGTGTAGACTGAGGTTTCGGCAGTTTTTGCAAGGGCTTATGGGGTGCGCGCCTCCTGAGAGATTTCTGAGTTCATGGCGTTCGACCTCCATCGGCATCGGGGCATTCTGTGTTGTTCTCCTTTATACGGAATGTTCGCTTTCTCCCTTCAAATGAAAAGCACTGCCGCCACACCCATGAGCCTTTGCAAAAACTGAGTTTTAGACAACCAAGAAAGAGGGCCTTTGAATGAGACCGAAGAAGAACACACCGGGAGAAGCGGCTGTGGCTTCGGCCCGGCCTGCAACAAGCCCGGAAGCACAGGAACAGTACATGATAAACCTGACCATGCAGTTGGTAGAAAGAAGGCTGCGGGAAGGGACGGCTTCCAGCGCTGAAACAACGCACTTCCTGAAGCTGGCTACTATGAAAGCGGACCTTGAAAAGAAAAAGCTGGAAGAAGAAAACAAACTGCTCCGGGCAAAGACTGAGACACTGGAAAACGCAAAGGACACCAAAGAAATGTACGCAAATGTGCTGAAAGCTATGGCAAAGTACAATGGCGTGGACGAAGATGAGGCCACAGACTATGAGTTTTAAAAGCTCTTATGCAGCCTGAGTCGTTCTGGCAGTGCTGTTTTTTTTTTGTCTACTTTACAGCAGCGGTTTTTCTGGTAAAGCGCAATATTCTGTGCGAATGGAAGACAGTGCTTTTGACTGGAGCAGTTACATGGACACCGATGCTGCTTACAGATGACATGTTGCAGAAGAAAGGATTTTTATGATGACGGCATTTGAAGAAATCTGCTTCTGGCTGATGGCGGCGATGCCGTGGATCATGCTTGCATGCTTGTTCACAGACCGAGAACGACTGACAAACAAACGGTACTGGTGGTATTTGCCTCCTAGTATCCTGTCGCTTCTGACGGCTATCGCGGTCGGGCTTCCACAAATTGTTGATAAGTGGTTCGGTGGATTTGGCTGTTGGTGTACGCTGATTTTTACATTTATATGCGCTTACCATGACGAAATGGAAGGCCATGAGAACCTGCATAGTAAGTTGATTTGCCTCTCTATGATCTGCGTGGTATTCGCCATGATCTGCTGGTGCGTGAGCTGCTTATGAAGACCTATACTGAACTTTGTCAGTATTCAACCTTTGAAGACCGCTTCCATTATTTGCAGCTCCACGGCAAAGTTGGATTTGATACTTTTGGCTTTGACCGGTGGCTAAATCAGAGTTTTTACCAGTCAAGAGAGTGGCGGCAGTTTCGGGACAGGATCATTGTGCGGGACGCAGGGTGCGATTTGGGATGTTCTGACCACGAGATCACCGACTGGGTGATACGAAACGGCAAACCCATCCGACCGCGCATTATTATCCACCATCTGAACCCGCTGACGAAAGAGGACGTGCTCCAGCACACGGACGCACTGCTGGACCCGGAAAACGTGATCTGCGTGAGCGATCGGACCCACAAGGCCATACACTATGGAGATGATACGATCCTAAAGCCTGCATTTGCCGAAAGACGACCGGGCGACACCTGCCCATGGAGGAAATGACATGTACCCTGTACGAAAATTCAATGTTGCGGAAGCAGCGTACAGCACAAACCTGCGGCTGAAGATGCAGGAGACAGAAGGAATGGTGCGGTGTATTGCGCCAAGCCGGGAACGCAGTCTGGCACTGACGAAGCTGGACGAGGCATTGTTCTGGGCGAATGCAGCCATTGCAGCCGAGGGCGTGATGGACCACGAGGAATAATAAAAGGAGGAAAACAAAATGGACAGTATCCTTACCTCGGTGAAGAAACTCCTTGGACTGACCGAGGAGTATACGGCGTTTGATGCAGACCTTATCATGCACATCAACAGCGTGCTGATGATCCTGCGGCAGATGGGCGTTGGGCCGCAGGAGGGCTTTGGCATCAGCGATGCAACGGCGACATGGAGCGAGTTCTGCCAGGGAAAAGAGGACATTGAGGCGGTGAAGAGCTATACGGCGCTGAAGGTGAGGATGCTGTTTGACCCGCCGCAGAGCTCCAGCACGATGGAAGCGACCAAAAACCTGATCAGCGAACTGGAATGGCGGCTGTATGCCGAGTGTGACAGGGAGGAACCTAAATGCGGATGCTGAATTTTACCGTGGAGGGGCAGCGGCTGAAAAAAGAAGGTGATTTTTCCGGCATCAGGGCCGGGAGCGTAAATTACCTGAAATGCCAGTTCCGAAGCGGTGACGAAGACTGGAAAAAAAGCAAAAAGGTGGCTGTGTTCAACGACATTTATCCTGTGCCGCTTGACGAGATCCAGAGCTGTATGGTGCCGGAGGAAGTGAGTGGAGACCGCAGCTTCCGGGTGCAGCTGGTGGGACAGAACGGGAAGACACGGATCGTTACAAATGCAGTTTTGATCGAGCAGGTGTGATATGGACAATCTGGATGAAGTTTTTGACGGAATGCCCGAACCGGATACTGGGCTGGATTTTGTAATCGATGAGAGCAAGCGGCTGATCGCTGTGCCGGAAGAGGGCGTTGTACTTGGCGTAGAAGGGGACAAGGATGTGAACCGCATCCGTCTGCGCATCAATCGCTACTATCGCGGCAGTGACCTTGCCGATTTTGCGATTCGGGTAAACTACGAAAACGCGGAGGGCGACAGAAACTATTTTACCGTAACGGAAAAGACCGTGACAGAGCAGACCATCACCTTTATCTGGGTGGTGGCAGCAGATGCCGTGGCTTACAAAGGCGCTGTACATTTTGCGGTGAGCTTTTACCGTGTGAACGACAACGGCGAAATTTTGCAGAAATACAACACGACCTTGGGCACGGTACAGAACCTTGTCGGGCTTGAGGTAGATGTAGCACAGGATGATCCGGTGGTGGTGGATTTTATGACCCACCTGAAAAACGATATTACGGAGCATGCCGCAGCCTATGAAAGCGCGATGAACGAGGCTGCAAGAAGTGCCGATGTGAGCGCAAAAAGCGCAAAAAGCAGCGCGGATAACGCTAAACGGAGCGAAGAAACCACGAAGGCACTGCTGGAGAAAGCAAGCGCCGAGTACAACGGCGGATGCCTTGGTAGCATTACGGTCAACCTGCCGGTGGATGGCTGGAACAAGGCCGAAGGTGAAACGGCTTACAGCTGCACGGCTGCTGTGGAGAAAGCCACAAGTGCATGTCTGCCGATGGCCGGGGTGATATCGGCCGATGTGCCCAGTGCAATGGCAGCAGGAATGTACGGTGTGTGCGAGGCCGGGAACGGCACGCTGAAATTCTGGGCGGCAAGCAAACCGACACGGGCACTGACACTTAGCGTGATGCTGCTTGTGCCGGATGTGCAGCTGGAGGGGTGATAAAATGACAGACCTTATTGTGACTCTGCTGCCGAACGGAACGGCAAAACCACCCGGGAAGGCGATGGCGCTGGCATTCGGCTACAAAGGCAACCGTGGAATCTACGGGCTGAATGTGGCCACATCCGGCATCTGGAAAGGACTGACGATACGGGTGTGCTGGCACGGGCCGTGCAGCAAAGTCTGCGGCTCGACACTGGTAATAAACGGACATGTGGATGTTCCGGCAGCAGTGACCGCCAGCCCTGGAAAAGGCGTTTGCACCTTTGAGGGAACGGACGGAAATGGCGTGACGATCACAAGCGCCGATCTGCCGTACATCGTATATGAAAACAGCGGAACTGATACCGGCGAAATGCCGGAACCAGGAACACCGGCGTGGGAAGCTTTTGTGGCAGAAGCATTCAAAATGAGTCTGCCCATGGCAACGCCGGAAGAAGTAAAAACACTATTTGACGAAATTTTTGAGGAGGACAACGAACATGGATAATTACGATCTGAACCACATCCCCGCACTGCGCGACCTGCAGGACCTGGCAAAGCGCCAGAACGCAAAACACAAAGCTCTGAATTCGCGGGTAAAGGCTCTGGAAACTATTGGCGCACAGGCCAATAAGATCGAGAGCATCAAGGTGAACGGCGCTGCGCAGACGGTCGACCCTGACAAGTCCGTAAACATCACCGTGCCCACCAAGACCAGCCAGCTGAACAACGACAGCACCTTCCAGACCAGCGCACAGGTGGTGGAGGCCATCAACACCGCCATTTCCAAGTCCGGCCACGCATCCTTCCAGAAGGTGGATGCAGTGCCGAACGCCGATGCCGCACAGGAGAACATTCTGTATCTGGTGATGAACACCGCCACCAAGCATTATGACATCTACGCCAAGATCAAGGGCAGCAGCGGCAGCTACACCATGGAACTGCTGGATGACACCACCGTGGACCTGTCCGGCAAGGTGGATAAGGTGGCAGGTAAGGGTCTTTCTACCAACGACTTCACCACCGCCGAAAAGAACAAGCTGGCAGGCATTGCTGAGGGCGCAAACAACTATGTCCATCCCAGCTATACCGCCAAGGCCAGCGGCCTGTACAAGGTGACTGTGGATGCTGAGGGCCACGTGAGCGCTGTTGCTGCGGTGACCAAGGACGACATTACCGCGCTGGGCATCCCCGGCAGCGACACCAAATATGGCAACGCCACCACTACCAATGCGGGCCTGATGTCCGCTGCGGATAAGGCCAAGCTGGACAGTCTGGTGCTGGCAACCGAGGTAGAAGTGACCGCCATGCTGGACGAGGTATTTGCAGGAGAATAAGCGATGGGTGTTCTGAGCATTCTGGCGGGCCTGCAGGAGCTTGCCCTGCGCACGCTGCAGGAGCTTGCCAAGACAACGACTGCCTGCTCCAATGCCATGAATGCACTGGATGCGGCAAAAGCGGACCGGTTGGAGCTGCACGCGGTGACGATACCTGCGGCAGGATGGAAGAAAGATGACCATGGCTGTTACATCGATCTGAATATGCCGGGACTGACAGCCGATGACAGCATTGCTGTGCTGATCGAGCCGGACAGTGCGGACGCCGCAAGAGCAGCCGTGCTGGACAGCACGACGCAGAGCAGCACCGACACCCTGCGGCTGCGGGCATGGAAAATGCCAACTGAAGACCTGCATGCACATTACTACACAATAAGGGAGGATATCCTTATGGCTTTAGGCACTGTGGCCATGGGCGTAGGAAACTACGTTCTGCCGCCTGCAACAGCCGACACACTGGGCGGCGTGATGATCGGAGACGGTCTTGCCGTGGATGAGACGGGTAAAGCGGCATTTGCGCCTGCAGCCATGACGCCCCCGACAGCCAAAGCTTTGAGCACGAAGCTTGCCGGTGAGGGGCTGACCGTGGACGACAATGGCAAAATCAACCTGAAAGAGACTGGTGCACTGGTCAGCTATCCCGTGGGCAGCATCTACCAGAACACCGATCCCACCAGCCCCGCCGCACTGTTCGGCGGTACATGGCAGGAGATCGCGCAGAATCGGGTGCTGATGGGTGCATCCAGCACCCACGCAGCAGGCACCACAGTGGAATCCGGTCTGCCCAACATCAAGGGCTCCTTCTCTGGTGTTGCGAGCGGACAATTCCCAAATTTCTCCAACAGCGGCGCTCTTTCTATAAGTCGTAATAACAGTATGGCTGGTTACGAAGGAAGCGGTTCATACGGCGCCATCTGCAATGTATCTCTTGATGCTTCCAAATCCAGCTCGATCTATGGCGCAAGCAGTACCGTGCAGCCCGCCGCCTACTATGTGCACATCTGGCGCCGCGTGGCCTGAGAAAGGAGGTTTTGACTTATGAAAATTCTTGACGAGACCGGCGCGGTCGTGGAAAACCCCGACCTGACGCTGGGCTATCTGACCGACGGCACCGAAGAAGTCACCCACCCCGCCGTAGAGGGCGTGGAGGAACAGTGGCACTGGGAGACCTTGACCGAGTATCCGAACGGCGGCAAGGACGTGCAGAAGATCGTTGACCGTCCCGGCGTTCAGGCGCAGGAGGAATGGGTGGAACAGGTGCCCATCCAGAAGTACGTCCGCTACACCGCTGAAGAGCTGGCCGCGCAGGAAGAAGCGCGCAAGAAGGCCGAAGCCCAGAAGAAGCTGCCGGAGACGGTGGCGGCACTGCAGGAAGATAGCAAGACACTGAAAGAAGAAAACAAGATGCTTAAGCAATGTCTGATGGAAATGTCGGAGATTGTGTATGCTTAAACGAATCACACAAAAATTAGAAAGGATGGTACGTATGATGGCGATGCTGTGGGCACAAGAGATCATGTCTGCTGAGACTATGGAGGAGGCAAAGGCTCTGTATAAGCGCTGCCCCCGTCTGCTGAAGGAGAAGGTGAAGGCAATTCTTATCAAGAGCGGCTTTGAGGAGATCACGCAGGAGTAACACAGGAGCTGAAAAATCAAAATGGCACTCTCGAACACGGCAACACCGATCTATTACGGCCGGTTCCGGGAGGCCGTGATGCGCGGGGAGATCCCCGTTTGCAGAGAAATCAGCATGGAGATGAACCGGATCGACGACCTGATCGCAAACCCGGGCATCTACTATGACGATAAGGCCGTCAACGGCTTTATCGCGTTCTGTGAGGACGAGCTGACGCTGACCGACGGCGGCGATGTGAAGATGCTGGACAGCTTTAAGCTGTGGGCAGAGCAGATCTTTGGTTGGTACTACTTTGTGGAGCGGAGCGTGTATGTGCCTAACCCGCACGGGGCAGGTGGACACTACGAGACCAAGCGCATCAAGAAGCGGCTGGTGACGAAGCAGTACCTTATTATTACACGCTCGGCCGCAAAGACCATGTACCTGGAGTTTTTGCAGGCGTACTTTATGACCGCCAACACGAACACCACCCAGCAGCTGACCACAGCACCTACTATGAAGCAGGCCGAGGAAGTGCTGGCACCCTTCCGCACCGCGTTGGCGCGGGCAAAGGGGCCGGTGCTGAAGTTCATGACCGATGGCAGCCTGCAGAACACCACCGGTGCGAAAGCAGACCGTGTGAAGATGGCAAGTACCAAAAAAGGCATTGAGAACTTTGTGACCAACAGCCTTTTGGAAGTGCGCCCCATGACAATTGAAAAGCTGCAGGGCCGGCGCGACACGGTGGCTACCGTGGACGAATGGCTAAGCTGCGACATCCGAGAAGACCCCATTGGTGCCATTGAGCAGGGCGCAGCGAAAAACGAGAACTACCTGATCGTTGCGGCAAGTAGCGAGGGCACGGTGCGCAACGGATGCGGCGACGACATCAAAATGGAGCTGCAGAGCATCCTGAAGGGGGAGTACGTAAACCCACATGTCTCTATCTGGTACTACAAGCTGGACAGCATTGAGGAAGTGGGCCGACCGGAGATGTGGCTGAAGGCAAACCCGAACCTGGGCAAGACCGTGAGCTACGAGACCTATCAACTGGACGTGGAACGAGCCGAAAAATCACCCAGTGCCCGGAACGACATCCTTGCAAAGCGCTTCAACCTGCCGATGGAGGGGTACACATACTTTTTTCCGTATGAAGAGACCCTTTGCCACCGACCGAGAAGCTACTGGCAGATGCCGTGCGCCATGGGCGCGGACCTGAGCATGGGCGATGATTTTTGTGCGTTTACGTTTTTGTTTCCGCTTTCAAGCGGATATTTTGGGGTAAAGACAAGGGACTACATTACCAGCTACACCCTGAGCCAACTGCCCGTGAGCCGGAGAAACCAGTACGAAGAGTTCATGAAAGAGGGGACACTATTCGTATTTGACGGCACGGTGCTGGACATGATGCAGGTATATGAAGACCTTGACAACTTCGTGCAGCAGAACCAGTACGACGTGCGGGCGTTTGGCTACGACCCCTACAACGCGCAGGAATTCGTGGAGCGCTGGGGGCAGGAGAATGGCACCTTTGGCATTACGAAGGTGATTCAGGGTGCTAGGACCGAGAGCGTGCCGCTGGGCGAGCTGAAAAAGCTCTCCGAACAGCGGAAGCTGTTGTTTGACGAAAAGCTGATGCAGTTTGCAATGGGCAACTGCATTGCGCTGGTGGACACCAACGGCAACCGGAAGCTTTACAAGCAGCGGCAGGACCAGAAAATCGATGCTGTGGCAGCTATGATGGATGCTTACATTGCATGGAAGCAGAACCGGGATGCGTTTGAGTGATTAGTGCTGATGCTTCTTATCCCAGTATGCATTGCTGTAGGCTTGCACCTCTGGATCATTTACGTAGCGCCCTTGTCTGCGCAGAAAGTCTAGCTGTTCTTCCTCTGTTTCGAGTTTTCGATCATTTTTCCAATCAGGAATGATCTTTTCAGTTTCGTCACCGTCGAAAACTCTTTGGGTTGGACCCTGTTTGAAACGTTTAATGATTCCGTCTTGAATGGCATACATAATTGTAGAACCATAACCATTTCCGAATGGCGAACCAACAGGGCCGTCAAGACCACCGGATAGTAAGCGGTCGAGAAGATGTCTTTCAAAGTCGGTTTTGGATATAGAAGGTTCTACTTCTGGTTTGATGTCATCGGACGAAGCGGGTTCTTCTGGAGACGGCGTTTGACCGTTGGATTCTGTGGACGATACATCATCGGATGCCGTATCTTCTGATTCAGCTGGCAAACCAACTTGCGTTGATTCAGGTCTGGAATCGAGAGCTAGTTTTGTAAGGCCCGCTGCAATAGCAAGACCAATGGTGATTTTTGCGGCCTTGGTAATATTAGGGTGTGCAATTGAAAAATCGTTGCATTTCAGCTTTTGCTTGCCCCAAAAACCAAGTTCATCAGGGTTATATTCAACATTAAAAACGCTTTTGCACTTCTTGCAGCGAACTGATACAGGCATGAATTTAGAGACGGATATTTCATTTCTACAGTTTGGGCAAGTGACAGTCATGCGGAGCACTTCCTTTCCAATCAGTCCTGCTTACCATGAAGAAGACCCTGGGCAATGGAATAAGCTTCTTCCTGCGGGGTAAGGATGGTATCGCCAACAGTGTGGTAGGTGATGACGATGGGGACATCGACTTTGTACCATTCGCCGACATTCATGCGGGGAACGCCATCTACAGTGACTTCAATGACGGCATTATAGCGCTTGGTCGTGGTATTGGTGAGGTCGGCGACCGGCTCGGCGATGATGTTGGTGAAACCGGCATTCTCGAAGTCCTGCTTGACAATACGGTAATCGGTGGCCATGCCAATTTCAATATCAGGCATCTGGACTTCACCTTCGGCAAGGTGGGAGTAGCCGATTTTTTCGCGTTCCAGACGGGCAAGTTCAGCACCATGAGCAATTTCGGCCTGACGTTTAGAGGCATAAAGAGACCAAATGTTTCCGATTAGCAACACAATGACAATGGCCGCAACGACGGAATAGGTAGCTTTCTTTGGCTGGGTGATGCAGAAGTTTAAAAACCTATCCTTCAACCGATCGATCATAAAATTCCCTCCGTAACCAAATTTTATTAAGGTCAGTATAGCACGGAAACGGGGATAAAAGCAATAGAGCGTGAAAGAAGGTGAGTAGATGACAAATCAAAACGACTGGTGGGAGCACAAAAGGAACTGCGCACTCCACCATTCAGGCATCAAGGGCATGAAATGGGGCGTGCGGCGGTACCAGAACAAGGACGGCACTTTGACCGCAGCCGGAAAGAAGCACTATGCCGGGGATGGGAACGCCGGTGAAGGTGCGACTGCAAAGACAGAGTATGCCCCGAAGCGGAAGGGCGGCAAGGCCGAGGACTACTCGGACGAAGAGCTGCGGGCACGGATCAACCGCCTGCAGATGGAAAAGCAGTACCGCGACCTGCAGGGGGATACCAACATCCGCGCGGACGACCCGAACCGGGAACTGAAAGCGGAGAAAGAACGGCTGCAGCTGCAGAAGGACGTGAAACAGCTGCGCAGTGATGTGTACGGCGGGCAGAGCTTTGTGAAGAGCGTGATGAAGGACGCCGGGAAACAGTTTTTGACCAAGGCTGTGGCGGGTGCAATGAGTTACAGCGCAAAGCAGTTTGTGACGAACACCTTTGAAAACCCTGATCTGGCAAATGCCATTGTAAGCGGCAGCGCCAGCGGCGGACAGGCAAAGCAGGACGACAAGAAGAACTGACCGGGAGGAAAAAATCAAAATGGCGATAAACGTTGGCTCCCGCCTGAAACGGGCGTGGAACGCCTTTACGAACCGGGACCCTCCCGGGAAGAACTACTATGGCGGAGGGAGCAGCTACCGGCCTGACCGGGTACGGCTGAACCGTGCGAATGACCGCACGATCATGACCGCCATATACACCCGCATTGCCATGGACGCAACGGGTATCACAATAAACCACGTAAGGCTCGATGAAAACGGACGCTACGACGAAACCGTTGATTCGGGCCTTAATTGCTGCCTGAACCTTTCCGGCAACAAGGACCAGACCGGCAGGGCGCTGCGGTATGACATGTTCCTCTCTGTACTGGACGAGGGCGTGGCAGCGCTGGTGCCGGTGGACGTGGATGTGGACGAAGAGACCGGCAAAGCGAAGATCCTTTCCATGCGGGTGGCGAAGGTGAAGGAATGGTACCCCGATGATGTGCGGCTGGAAGTGTACAACGACCAGACCGGGCAGAAAGAGGAGATCACCCTGCCGAAAGCAGAAGTGGCCCTGATCGAGAACCCGTTCTACGCCGTGATGAACGAACCGAACGGCACCATTCAGCGCCTGATCCGCAAGTTGAACCTGATGGACGTTGTGGATGACCAGCTGGGATCTGAAAAACTGGATCTTATTATCCAGCTGCCATACGTAGTGCGCAACGACATCCAGAAAAAGAGAGCGGACGACCGGAGAGCCGAGATCGAACGGCAGTTGACCGGTTCTAAATACGGCATTGCCTATACCGATGGTTCGGAACACATTACACAGCTGAACCGCAGCCTTGAAAATAACCTCCTGAAAACCGTGGAATACCTGACCAACATGGCATACAGCCAGTTAGGCATTACCCCGGAGATCATGAACGGTACAGCAAGCGATGCGGTGATGACGAACTATGAGAACCGTACCATTGAACCCCTTGTGGCAGCAGCCGTAGACGAGCTGAAGCGAAAGTTTTTGACCGAGGAGGACCGGAAGGAAGGCCGTGAGAGTGTGATGTACTTCCGCGACCCGTTCAAGCTGGCACCGGTGAGCGCCGTTGCCGAGATGGCGGACAAGTTTACCCGCAACGAGATCCTGACAAGCAATGAGTTCCGGCAGCTGTTGGGAATGAAGCCCTCGAAGGACCCGAAGGCGGACGAACTGCGGAACAGCAACATTTCGCAATCCGATGCGGAGATTGCTGAGAGAAACAAAACGATCACGGCTGGAAAGGAAGCCGTAGAAAGGAGTATGGCAAATCAAAATGGCGAAGTTTGATTATGACTGCAGCGGCTGGGCCACGAAGGCTAAGACCAAGTGCTATGATGGCCTGACCATTGCACCGAATGCGTTCCAGGAATGCGACGGTAAAGTTGTGACCATGGTGTACAACCATGACCATGACAACCTGGAAAACGTTCTTGGCCACTGCCTGCTGGAGAACCGGCCCGGGGGCATGTACTGCTACGCAAAGTTCAACGATACGGATACCGGCCGGACCGCGAAGGCCTGCGTGGAAAATGGCGACCTGAACGCTTTTTCCATCTATGCAAACTGCATCAAGAAGACGGGAAACACTGTCCAGCACGGCATTATTCAGGAAGTGAGCCTTGTGCTGGCAGGCTGCAACCCGGGTGCGCTGATCGACGAGGTAGTGAAGCACAGTGCCGACGAGGACTACGAGGGCGGCGAAGCACTCATCTACACAGACGGCGGCCTGAGCATTACTCACGGACTGGACCCGGACGGTGAACCGCTGGACGACCTTGTGCACAGCGGCGATGCAACACAGGAGGAAGCCGAGATGGCGGACGAACAGAAGGACGGCAAGACGCTGAAAGAGGTGTACAACAGCATGACACCCGAACAGCAGGAGTGCTGCCATGCACTGGTGGGCCTGGCCCTGGAAGAGCGTGACGGCAAAGAGACTGACGATGAGGAGGAAAAAACCGTGAAGCAGAACGTATTTGAGAAGGACACGAAGGGCACCGTGCTGAAGCACAGCATCGACGAGATCAACAAGGTGGTGAAGACCGCCAAGACCTGTGGCACCATGAAGGCCGCTTTTGCAAATGCCGGCATTGAGGACAGCGAGGTGAACGCTCTGTGCCACGGCATTGACAACATCGATTGGCTGTTCCCGGAAGATCACCTGCTGGACACCCCGCCCCGCATCATTGACAAGCCCGACGACTGGGTGAGCGTGGTGATGGGCGGCGTGAAGCACATCCCGTTCAGCCGCTTCAAGAGCCTGTTTGCAGACCTGACCGAGGACGATGCACGTGCCAAGGGCTACATGAAGGGCAACTACAAGATCGAAGAGGTATTCGGCCTGCTGCGCCGCTCCACCGGCCCGACCACGGTGTACAAGAAGCAGGAGCTGGATCGCGACGATGTGGTGGACATTACCAGCTTTGACGTGGTGGCATGGCTGCGCAACGAGATGCGCTACAAGCTGAACCGTGAGCTGGCACTGGCCTACATTCTGGGTGACGGCCGCATGGCAGCAAGCCGTGACAAGATCGATGAGAACTGCATCCGTCCGGTGTTCAACGACGCCGACCTGTTTACCATCAAGGTGCAGGTGAAGACCACCGGCCTTTCCACCGTGGAGGACAAGTACAAGGCCTTTATCAAGCAGGCCATCCGCGCCCGCAAGGACTACCGCGGCAGTGGCACCCCGACTATGTTTACCACCGAGGATGCCCTGACCGAGATGCTTCTGCTGGAAGACGGCATGGGCCGCCCGCTGTATACGGACGAGGCCGCACTGGCCCGCAAGCTGCGTGTTGCCAAGATCGTGACCATTCCCGAAATGGAAGGCCGCAAGGGTGCCAAGGGCGGTGATCTGGCTGCTGTGATCGTGAACCTGGCCGACTATACCGTGGGTGCCGACAAGGGCGGTGCCGTGAGCATGTTCGATGACTTTGACATCGACTTCAACGCACAGAAGTACCTGATCGAGACCCGCTGCTCCGGCGCACTGACCAGCCCCTACAGCGCTATGGCCATCGAGTGGGCTGCATGAGAGACTCCTTCAGTCTCACAGTCCACCTGACGGCGACGCTGTTCGTCAGCTCCCTCAATGAGGGAGCCTTTTTCAAAGGAAAGGATGATAGAAAATGCTGAACAAGCTCTATGAGCAGGGCAAGGACCTGCACGTTGCAAACTATGTGGCCTATGGCAAGACCGCTGACCACAAGCTGTATGGCGACGAAGGCTATAATGAGACCGTGACCAAGGCCGAGATCGAGGATGCCTTCGTGAAGGGCCGTCTGGTGATCGTGGAGGGCGCAAACTATCTGGTGCCTGTGGCCTTTGGTGCGACCGGTGTGATCACCGTTGTGGCCGGTGAGACCGTGAAGACCCAGGCATGGGCTGCTTCTGCCGAAAAGTAAGCAGAAAATTCAAAATGGAGTGAAAGTGCTATGAGCAAGTGGTTTGGGAAGCTTGGTTTCGTGGAGACCAAGGAGACAGAGCTGAGTGTGCACTCGGAGATCGTGACAGAGCGTGACTGTTACGGCGACCTGACACGGAACACGCGCAGGTCACAGTCCGGCGACAAGGTGAACGATGATATCAGCCTTGCGAACACGCTAAGCGTCATCGCTGACCCGTATGTTCAGGAGCATTTTTGCAATCTTCGGTATGTGACACTTTACGGCGAAAAATGGAAGGTGACGGACGCGAGCGTGGAGTACCCGCGCATCGTGCTGACGCTGGGAGGGTTATGGCATGGCAATGAAACTGAGTGAAAGACGCTCCGGGCTGGATGCGCTTTTGCGCAGCATCGTGAAACAGCGGTGCGGCAGTGAAAACGTGTACTACCAGCCGCCTGCAAACCTGCGGATGAAATATCCTTGTATCTGCTACAAGCTGGAAAAGATCCGCAGCCCGAAGGCTGACGACCGCGTATACCGTCAGACCTTCAATTATTCTGTTACCGTGATCGACACGAAACCGGACAGCGAAATGACGGCGGCCATGAGTTTGCTTGCAAAGGCTTCTCATGACCGCCATTTTATTTCGGACAACTTATACCACGACGTATTCAGCGTGTGGTACTGATACCTATTTATAAAGGAGGACAAAACCTATGGCAAGAGCAAAATGGGATGTGGACGGTACCCGCAAGTTCCATGCCGGTGTTTCCCACGGTATGGTGTACCCCAAGGCAGACGAAGGCACGGCTAATGGTGCTGCATGGAATGGCTTGACCGGCGTGACCGAGAGCCCCAGCGGTGCAGAACCCACTGACCTGTGGGCCGACAACATGAAGTATGCCCGCCTGATCTCCGGCGAGGACTACGGTTTTACCATTGAGGCCTACATGTATCCGGAGGAGTTTGAGGCCTGCGACGGTCTGGTTGCCCCGGTGAAGGGCATCCGCATCGGTCAGCAGAAGCGCAAGGCCTTCGGCTTCAGCTGGCAGACCAAGGTGGGCACCGACGATGACGCCGACAAGGGCTATATCATCCATGTGGTGTGGAACGCTACCGCACAGCCCAGTGAGAAGAGCCACGAGACCATGAACGACAGCCCGGACGCCGAGACCTTCAGCTGGGAGTGCGACACCGTGCCCGTGAACGTGACCGGCTATAAGGATGTCGCCGTGATGGAGTTTGACAGCACTGTGCTGACGGCTGCCCAGATGAAGGCTGTGGAAGACCTGCTGTACGGCACCGACAGCGAGGATGCAAAGCTGCCCACCCCGGACGAGCTGATCGCTGCAGTAAAGGCTGCTGTGTAAAAACGCCCTCTCAGCGTGCAGTCCGGCATTTGCCGGTGCTGCTTGCAGCTCTCCCGAAGGGGCAAGCTTTGCTGAGAGGAAAAAATCAAAATGAACCGATAAGGAGAGATTAAGATGCTGAAAAAGACCATTTCCTATACCGACTATGACGGTAACCAGCGCACCGAGGACTTCTACTTCAACCTGTCGAAGGCGGAGATCACCGAGATGGAGCTGAGTATGGAGGGCGGCATGCGTGCCTACATCCAGAGGATCATTGCAGCGAAGAGCCAGCTGGAGCTGGTGAAGCTGTTCAAGGATGTGGTGCTGAAGAGCTACGGCAAGAAGAGCGCAGACGGTCGCCTGTTCATGAAGAACGACACCATCCGTGCTGAGTTCGAGGCACATCCGGCCTACAGCATGATCTACATGGATCTGGTGACGGACGAGGCCAAAGCAAGTGCCTTTGTGAACGGCATTATGCCCGCCGACATGCTGAACCAGAACCCGGCTATGGAGATGGCCGCAACCGCAAGCGCTGCGCCTGCACTGAGCGTGGCATCGGAACAGGGCTGATAAGCTCTGATATTTTTCCGCTTTGGCGGAGAGAGGCTGCCCGGAAATTTCCGGGCAGCCTTTATTTTTTTTGTCTGAAAAGACACGCATTTAAGAGCACGGGGGGAGTGAAAGAATGCTGGAGCTGCATATTCCCGGCGAAGAACGCTGGGATGAGCGAACAAACATGTTCGTATACGACGAGCCGGTAACTTTGAGGTTGGAATACAGCCTGCTCTCCCTGTCTAAATGGGAAAGCAAGTGGCACAAGCCGTACTTGGATGAAAACGTGAAGAAAACGCGTGAAGAAACGCTGGATTTCGTCCGATGCATGACCCTGACAAAGGGCGTGGACCCGACCGTATACACAAGACTGCGGCGGGAAGACTGGCTGGCCATTCAACGATATATGAGCGACCCGATGACGGCCGCGACCTTTAAAGACCGCAAAGGCGGCAAGAAGCGCGCACGCTACCAGACGGCAGACCTGTTTTATGCCGCCATGGCAAGCTACGGCATCCCGTTCGAGTGCGAAAAGTGGCACCTGAACCGGCTTTTGGCGCTGATCCGGGCCTGCGGGGAAGAGAACCTGCCGCCCGAGAAGATGGGCAGACACGAGCAGGCGGCGCATATCCGGGCGCTGAACGCACAGCGCAGGGCGAAGTTTCACTCGAGGGGGTAAGAGCTTTTGAGCAAGGTAATTGAGATCCGGCAGAAAGGTGACTTTAAGAAAAGCCTGACCTTTTTCAGCCACATCAAGAGCTGGAGCGTGCGGCCGATCCTTGAGAAATACGGAAAGCTGGGTGTAGAACGGCTTGCTGATGCCACCCCGAAAGCCACCGGAAAGACGGCGGCGAGCTGGAGCTACGAAATCAAAATGGACAAGAGCGGGGGCACGCTGTGCTGGAAGAACTCCAACATTGTGGACGGAGTGCCCATTGCGGTGATCTTACAATACGGACACGGCACAAGAAACGGAGCCTATGTGCAGGGGGTGGATTACATTAACCCTGCCCTGGCTCCGATTTTTTCCGCTCTGGCCGATGAACTGTGGAAGGAGGTAAAGAGACTGTGAGCCAGGAAGTGGACGAGCGCGTAGTAGAAATGCGGTTTGACAATGCGCAGTTTGAGAAGAATGTGCACCAGACCATGCAGAGCCTTGAAAAGCTGAACGACAGCTTACGGCTGGACGGCGCGGAAAAGGGCTTTGAAAAGATCAGCGATGCATCGGCCAAAGTGGACTTTGACGAGATGCAGGGCGCGCTGGACAACCTGAGCGGAAAGTTTTCGGCCGTGGAAGTGATGGGCGTTGCAGCCCTGAGCCATATTACAAGGCAGGCCGTAGACACCGGTGAGAAGCTGGTGAAAAGCCTTTCCCTCGATCAGGTGACGAGCGGCTGGAACAAGTATGCCCAGAAGACCGCCAGCGTGCAGACCATCATGAACGCGACGGGCAAGAGCATTGCAAAGGTGAATGGCTACCTTAGCAAGCTGATGTGGTTTTCGGACGAGACAAGCTACAGCTTTACCGACATGACACAATCCCTTGGACAGCTTACAGCGTCCGGCGGCGACATTGAGAAAGTTATCCCGATGATCATGGGCATGGCAAACGCCACGGCCTATGCAGGCAAGGGTGCAAGCGAGTTCTCCCGTGTGATCTATAACCTGAACCAGAGTTACAGTCAGGGTTATCTGAGCCTGATGGACTGGAAATCGGTAGAGCTTGCGGGCGTGGCAACTGCTGAGCTGAAAAAACAGATCATCGAAACCGGTGTAGAGCTTGGCAAGATCAAAGAAGGCGATGTGACGGTTGGCACGTTCAGCTCAACGCTATCGACAAAATGGGCTGACAAAGAGGTGATGGAGACCGCCTTTGGCAAGTTTGCCGAGTTCAGCGAAGCCGTGAAGAAGATGGTGGACGCGAATCCCGGTATGCTGGCATCGCAGGCCATTGATGCCCTGGCTGACCAGTACGACGAAGTGACCGTGAAGGCCTTTAAGGCGGCACAGGAGGCAAAGAGCTTCAGCGAAGCGGTGGACGCCACGAAGGACGCTGTGAGCAGCGGCTGGATGGAGACCTTTGATATCCTGTTTGGCAACTACGAGGAAGCAAAGGGATTCTGGAGCGATCTGGCGGAAGAGTTCTGGAACATGTTCGCAGGCGGTGCGGCCGGGCGGAACAACTGGCTGAAGAATGCCTTTGACTCCGGCCTTGACCAGCTGCTGGGAACGGAAGGCTTTGGTGAAGCCGGAGACAACTACACAAACCTTTTGCAGAAAGCACTGGTGAATCAGGGCCTGCTGAGTGAGGAAGGCATTGAAGAGGCTGGCAGTTTCCAGAAGGCGTTGGAAGAAAGCGGTGTGACGGCCCAGCAGCTGTATGAAGTGCTTGGAGAGGCGGCCGAGTATTACCATCAGCGTGCCGCCATGAGCGACGAAGAGCTGGATAAGCTGGGGTTTGACCGGGACAAGGTGGACGCGCTGGCAAATGCCTACGACTCCATGGCGGAGCAAATTCAAAATGGCAGTGTGAACCTGGACGACCTTGCAGGCAAGATGAACCAGCTGAGCGGCCGGGAGCACTTTTTTAACGGCATCCTGAACGTGCTGGAAGGCATCAACAGCGTATTGAGCCCGATCCGGGACGGATTCGGTGACGTGTTCATGACCGACGGAAGCCCGCTGTACAACTTCCTGAAGGGATTTGACGAGCTGACCGGGAAAATGGCGCTGAGCGAAGAAACTGCGGAAAAGGTGCAGAAAGTATTCACCGGCGTATTCCGTGTGCTGAGCATCGGGCTGAAGGGCGTGAAGACGGTTGGCAAGACCGCTTTTATGATCCTTGGAAAGCTGCTGGATCTGCTGAGCCCGATGGGCGACCTTTTGCTGAACATCGGAAGTTACATCGGCAATCTGCTGACATGGGTGGACGAAAGCCTTGGACAGGCAGAGAGTCTTAGTGACGTGCTGGGCATCCTTGTGGGTGCTGTTGCGGCGCTGGTGAGCCCCATTGCGGACGTGGTGAAGGGCGTGAAGACCCTTGTGCGCGGCGGCAGCATGGAGGAGGCAAAGAAGCAGTTCGGCGCATTCGGCACCGTGGTGGATGCTGTGGGCAGTGTGCTGGACAAATTCAAAATAGACAGTGTTTCGGCAGGAAACGTCATTGGTACGGCGTTCCAGCTGCTGGGCGGCATTCTGCTGGGAGCCTTTGAGGGTGCGGGCGCACTGATCGGCCGTGCATTCAACGGGTTCAAGGGTGCCGGGGACACGGTGAGCGAGTTTGTCGACAGTAAGGTACCGCTGCTGGAGAACATCATGGACGTGGTGCTGAGCCTGCCGGAGAAGGCGGAAAAAGCGCTGGCGGACTTTGGCGGAACGCTGACCAGCATCATGAGCAGCATCAGCGGTGCGTGCAGGAATGCACTCAGCGCGGTGAAGGATTTCTTCAACCTGCAGGACGGCGTGGACATTTACCGGCTACTGGCACTGATCGACGTGGGCGCACTGGCGGCGGCGATCTACGGTGCAACGGTGCTGCTGAAGAAGGCAAGCGATAACTTCAAGAAAACGCTGGCGAACCCCATCGGCGATTTCTTTAACAGCCTGACGGGTGCCGTGAACACCTGGACAAAAGCAAACACCACGAACAACCTTGCGACTGCAGCGAAAGCCATTGCAACGGCGGTGGCGTTAATCAGCGGCAGCATGTATCTGCTGGCGAAGATCGACGACCCGACGCGGGCGGTGCAGGCTTTGGCCAGCGTGATCTCGGAATTGTTCAGCATGGTGGTGGCTTTGAAAGTGTTGGCGGCCACTGACCTGACGGGACTGGACACGGCGAAACTGATCGGGACGATTACGGCCATCAGCATCGGGATGGGCATGCTGGCCGCCGCATTTGCCAAAATGGGCAGTATGCATACCTATCAGGTTGAGAATGGCATGAGCGCCATCAGCAGGGTGGCAAGTGTACTGATGGGCATGGTGGGAATGCTGACCGTGTTCAACACTTATGGCGACGGGACAAAGGGCTCCGGTGCATTTATTGCAGCTGCGGCGGCAATAGACATCATGATACTTGCCGTTGAAAAGATCGGCGGAATGCATACCTATCAGGTAGAAAATGGTGTGAAAGCTATTAGCGCAATGGCAGTCGCGATGAGTGTTCTCCTGGTTGCGGCTGGTGCGGCACAGAACCTTGCCGGAAAAGCGGACGTAAGTACCCTTGATAAAATCATCAAGTATCTTGTGAAGCTGGGCGGAATGCTGGTTGCCATCAATGCAATGGGAACGGCGCTGCTGATGGCGGCAGGGGCTGTGGCGATCTTTGCAAGCCTTGGTGACCGCATGATGGACGGTATCCGGGGCGCTGGGCTTGTAGTGAGCGGCATTGCGGCATTGCTGGTGCTGATGGCAAACACGAAGGTGAACCCCCTGCGGATGAAAAAGGGTGCGGAGAGCATGGTGATCGCCAGTGCGTCGCTGCTGGTGATGGCGGCTGCGGTAAAGCAGATGGGCAAAGCCATGGAGACGGACACCGGCGGCGCTGGTATGGCCGGTGTGAGCTTAATGCTGATCGAACTGGCAGGCGCACTGTATCTGCTTGGCAAGCGGGCACCCGAGAGCACGGCTGCGGCAGTGGCCATGGTGGCCATGGGCGCGGCAATGATCGAAATGGCACTGGCCATCAAAATGCTGGCGGATGTGGATATTCTGACCATCGTTGTGAATCTCACCGCCCTTGGTCTCGGGCTTAGTGCTATCGTGGCATTGAGTTGGACGCTGCCCGCAGCGACAGCCGGAATTACCGGTGTAGCAGGGGCCTGCCTGACGCTGGCAACTGCACTGCTGATGCTTGCACCGGCATGCTACCTGTTGAGCGGACTGAGCCTTGAGCAGGCATTGGCAGGTTTCACCGGAATGCTGGGCATCTTGGTTGGGCTGGGGTTGATCGGTTCGGCACCACCCATTGCAACGGGCCTTACTGTATTTGCCGCAAGTCTTGTGAATCTGGGTAAGGCCTTCAGTGCATTTGCAGGCGGTCTGGTAAAGCTCTCCATTGCGGCTGGTATTCTGGCAGTGCTGAGCCTGTTTGCTGATCCGGTATGCCAAGCAATTATTACGGCAGGCCCCGATATTCAGGCGGCACTGGAGACGATTGTGGATGTGATCTGCAATACCATCAACAACAAGGCGGACGTGATCGCTCAAGCGCTTGCAAACGTGATTATTATTGTCCTTGACGCAACATTACAGGTGTTGAACTGGGCATGGGAACAGCTGAAAGCATGGATTGGCGAAAAAGGCAGTGAAGTGAGCAAGCTGGTGAACCCATTGGACCCCACCAGCTGGGTGGACACCTTTACTGCGAAAGACCGTGCGTTTGGCGCGATCCTGAACGGAATCACTGATCCGTTCCTTGCACCGTTCGGGACAAGTCTGGACGAGATCGGCAACCAGATCGAGGAAAGCATGTCGGACAGCAAGCAGGCTGTAGAGGACACTACGAAAGCGCTGGAAGAAAACCAGAAGCAGGTGGATGACAGTGCTGCCACAATGCAAAAAGCAAACGAGCAGACGGAGAAAGCCACTGCAGCAACTAACGTCATGACCATTGCCCAGAAGAAGAACACGGACGGGCTGATCGCGCTGACGACTGAGACCGGTGAAGTGAAGTACGTTACCGAGGATATGGCCAGAGCCATGCTGAACGGCGAAGCGGCCATGACCGATGCAGCAAATGCGTCCGGCACAGCGGCAGGGGTCATCAGCGGAAATGCGGCGAATGTGAACACCAGCATGACCGCCATCAAGGCGAAGACCGGTGAAGTGAATGAGACGGTGCAGACTACTACAGCGAAAGCTGTGGAGCAGGCGCAGGAAAGCACCGAAACCAGTGGCGGAAACCTTGGAGAGTGGCTATACAATGGGTTTATCAGCAAGATCGAAGCGTGGTTCCCAGGTGCAACCGATAAAATTCAAAATGCCATCAACAGTGCGGTGAGCGGCGTGCAGATACCGAAGGTACCGGGCATCGAGAATGCTGTGCCGAATATTGTCAATGGCACGAAAGAGCTGTGGAAGGGTCTTGGTGGCAAGACCGGACTGACTTCCGAAGACCTTGACGCGGATATAAAGAAGGACCCGAAGGAGAATACCAAGAATACGACAGGCAGCGGCGGCAAGACCAGAAGATCCTCCGGCTCCGGCACGAAGAAGACCGTAGCCCAGCAGATCGAGGAAAAGTACAAGACGAAGCTGGAAGCGAACAAGACGGCCCGGGAAGTGCTGGACAGCGAGTACGAGCTGTGGCAGACCGAGAACCAGTACAGCGCGGACGAGGACACCTTGCTGGCGAAGAAGATGGAGAACGCGGCGGCAGAAATTGCGAACCAGACCGACCGGGTGGCCATTGCACAGGCAAAGTACGACGAAATGCTGAAGCGCTGGGGCGCGGACAAGACCGAGACCAAGGAAGCCTACGCCAGCCTGCTGAACGAAAAAACCAGCCTTGCGAAATTGCAGGCAGACCAGTACACCGGCCTGTTTGAGGACATTACGAAGCGGTATGACACCGACCTTGACACTCTGGAAAAAGAGTACAGCCTCTGGACGGCCCAGAACGACAGCACGGCCTCGAAGCTGGACAAGATCGACCGGGAGACCGAGTACCAGAAGAACGAGCTGGAACTGAAGCAGAAGAAGGAAGCCAAGGCGAAGGAGCAGTGGGACACCCTGCGGAAGGAATACGGCGAAAGCGACCTGCGCACAAAAGAGGCCTGGAACGACTATCTGGATGCGCAGACCGAGAGCCTGCAGCTTCAAAATGACATTGCAAAGCAGTCACTGAACAAGCTGGATGCGCAGCTTTCCATCATCAAGGACGAACAGAGCCGGATGCAGAGCCGGATGGACCTGCTGACCAGCATCTACGACGACGGCAGCCTGAAAGATCGTGAGGACGCCTACAAGCAGGCGGTGGAGCAGTACGGCGAAAACAGCGCTGAGGCAAGAAAAGCAAAGTATCAGGGCATTACCACCAGCATCCTCGGCACAGTGGAGGCACTGCAGAACATGAATGCCGAGCTGGAAAAGACCAGGCTCATCCAGCAGCAGCTGGCGGACGGCAAAGACCTGAATGGCAATCCGCTGAGCAAAGACGATGTGAACGACCTGAAAGACCAGCTGCTCTCCTCCCGCAGTTCTATGGTGAGCTTTGCAGGGGCACTGGCAGATGCCATGGGCCTTGAGGACAGCGCCAAAAGCGCGGTGGTAAAGCTTGCCAATGCCATCCAGAAGAACTGGGTGCCCATCAGCAATGCGTGCAGCGAGGTGTGGACGAAGGTCTCCGGAGCCATGGGCGAAGAGATGAGCGGGACACTGGAACGGGTGTTCGGTGCGGCATTCAGCGAGGAAGGCATGGAGATCGGGACGGAATTCGTCTCGGCCATTGCATCTGCCATGCAGGGAGACTACGCCGGTGCCATCATTTCGGCGGCAACGGGACTGATCGATCTGCTGTTTACGGACACCGGAAAGCAGCTGACCGGCGGGGCAGGTGACATGCTGCTGAAGCTGTTTTCCGGAATTCAAAATGGAGACCTTGCGGGAAAGCTTGCCAACATCGGGACAGCCGCGGCAAATGTCGGCAATTCAATGAGTGGTCTGCTGCCCATGCTGGGACAGCTGGGAACGACAGGAGCCGGTGCAGGAACGGCAGTTGGTGGCATTGGTGAGGCACTTGGAGGACTGGGAACGGCCATCATGTCGGCATTGCCGGAGCTGCTGATCGTAGTTGGCGTACTTGCGGCCATTGCGGCGGTGATCGGCGGCATTGCGTGGTTCGTGAGCAATCGCAAAAACCAGAACCGTGAGACCCACGTGGCGAAGGACATCGGCTCGGAGATCGACAAGGGCATCAGCGATGGCGTGAAGGAAGATGCACCGCTCATTGACGATGCGGTGGACGATGTGACGCAGGATGCCATGGACATTGCGAAGGGCACGCTTGGCACCATCAGCAAGGTGATTGGAGACGATTACGACTACACGCCGCAGATCGTACCGGTCGTGGACCTGACGAACGTACTGGAAGGGGCCGACGAGATCGACAATGCCTTTGCTTCCACCAGAAGTCTGAGTCTGGACGGCGACATCAGCCGGAATCTTGCGAACCAGATCGATGCGGAAGTACAGCTTCAAAATGGAGTGAAAAACAAAGGAAACGACGACACGCTGAATGCCATCAACGGCCTTGCCGGACACATGGACGGCATCGTGGACAGCATCCGCGGCATGAAGATGACCATTGACGGAAGGAAGACCATCGGATACATCGACAACCGGATGGGGCAGATCGCCGCAGCGAAGGTGAGGTGAGAAGATGGGAATTGTCAAAGACCTGACCGTTGGCCAGACCCTGAAGGTATACGAGGACGGCACGGCAGTAGAATTCATCGTAGTGCAGCATGACTACGAGAAAGATCTGAACGGCAAGGGAAAGACCATGCTGATGCGGACGAATCTCCTGCCGGACAACGTTGGGTGGGGCAGTAAAAATGCAGATGTTTCGTGGGAAAATGAGCCCACCCTGCGCAACTGGCTTGAAAACACCTACGCGAAGCGTCTGAGTGAAGCTACCCTGAAAACGATCGTACCTGTGACGATCCGATACAGCTATGGCTCCAACAACAGCGGCACGCTGAAGGATCAGAGATTCTTTATCCCGACAGCGGACGAGTTCAATCAGTTTCCGGGAGGGAAAACGTTCTGGGAGCGCTCCTTCAGCGGCGGCAGAGAAAACGCCACCGTGAATGCAAACGGCTGGGATGTATACGACATCTGGCATTACAGCTTTGCCTGCCGAAATGCGAAAACCGGCAATGACCCCTCGAACTCCGACAATGAGAATTGCTGGGGATACATCGAGGGTGTCGGCGTCAGGCGCGGCCAAGGCGCAGACCCTGGTGACCCGGGACACATCACGACCTATTGGTTCACGGGCTACAAAGCAACATCCATAGCGGGTGCACTGGTATGCTTCTGCGTGGATGAAAACGCTACGGTGGATGACAATGGTGCCCTGACCAGTAACAAAGCACCAGAAATCAAAAGCAACTACTTCGGCAAGGATGGCTTATACGGACGGTGGAAGGGATCGGGGTTCCTGTATAAGATCTCTGACCCGGAAGAAGAAACCGTGACCGTGACCGAGAAGATCGACGGCGTGGTTCATAAGACGTTCACGGCAATTCAAAATGGTGTATATCGCTTTGAACTGTCAGATGATATGCTGAACAGCTTTGAAAAGAACACCGCCCATACGCTGACCGTGGAAGCCACAGACGGAACGACCACCACCGTAAAGAGCTGCAAAGTGAAGCACATCCGATCCCCCGGCTACGTGGTGTATATCGGGCAGATCAAGGGAACTGCGGACGGACAGAGCTACTACTGGACCGAACGGAACATTCTGGATGATCCTTACGATGAGAAGGCCGCCTTTATTCTTGACCCGGAACTGACACTGGAAGCAAACGATATTTGTTCGTTCACCTTTACGGTGCCGGTCTCGAACCCGCACTATGACAAGCTGCGGCTGAAAAAGCCAGTGGTCAGCGTGGAAGAGGACGGACACGAGATCTTTATGGGCTACATCACCGAGCTGAGCACGAACTTCAACCTCGATATCGATGTGACCTGCGTGAGCGAGCTGGGATATCTGCAGGAACGGCAGTGCCAGGTGAAAAACCAGTTCTACACAGTGGAAGAGCTTGTAAAGCTGGCCCTTGCTGTGGAGGACGATCCTGCGGAGCACAGCGGATTCAAGGCGGAAGGCAAAGTGTTCCTGCCCGGAAGCATCACGGTGGAAAAGCCGGAGAGCGATACGGACAAGGAAACGGCCAGCGTGGGCGACTGCTGGGATGTGCTGACGAGCAATGTTGTTGGAAAATACGGAGGTTATCTGCGGCTGCACAAAGAAATCAAAATTGTGGACGGTGTGCGGGTGTACACAAGATATCTGGACTGTGTGGCAAAGCTGAACGACAAGACCGATCAGGTGATAAGACTGGGGGATAACCTGCTGGACATCTCCTATTATCTCAAGGACAACGGCATTGTGAACTCGGTGAAGGCCATCGGCTGGTCAAGCTGGAAGGAAGGCTTTCTGTTCTGGGAGACGACCCACACCGCGCAGCTCACGGCAGAGGCGTACAATAAGGGCTCCATCAAGAAATACGGCCTGTGCCAGAAGACCATCACGGTGGAGGGAACATCTTCTACGCTTGACAGCCTTTACGAAAAAGCAAAGGACGAGCTGAAAAAGTACGGCGGGTCCGGCTTCAGCGGGAGTCTGCAGATCAATGCAGCAGACCTTGCGGATATTGGCGTGGATACCGACCGACTGGATTTCCTGAAGGAGACCTACGTGCTTTCGGAACCCCACGGCATAGAAAACTGGCTGCCCTGCACGAAGGAAGTGATCCCGCTGCATGAACTGGACGAAAAAGACTTTACCTTTGGCGAGACGACATCGAAGCTTTCGTCTTTACAGGCGGCAAACTTTGGCACGGCTGGCAAGGCGTGGAATGCCATTCAATCGACCATCGGATACCTGAACACCAAGTGAGGAGGCTCCATGTACCATTCTCTTATTATAAATGTGGACGATGACTACATCGACACCTGGGATGATTGGAAACTGATCCCTTCCTCCCGGCCGGTGATCGCGCCGCCCATTGAGCGGACAAAGTTTGTGACTGTACCGTGCAGAGACGGTTCGCTGGATTACAGTCAGACCGTGCCGAAGCGGGCGACCTACGATGACCGCACCGGAAAGATCGAATTCTACCTTGAGAACGATTACGAGGACTGGGACTGGGAGACCGCATACACCACCATCTGCGAGCGCCTGAAGGGCAAGCGGGTGCGGTTTGCACTGGAGGACAACCCCAGCCACTACTACGAGGGTCTTTTGTGGGTGAACCAGTTCAAGAGCGACAAGGGGCACTCAAAGATCACGCTGGAGTACCGACTGCATCCGACCATGCACACCCTGAAGGTGGAGGCCGTGGCGTTGAACGTCTACGAGCTGAAGCTGAACAGAGGCATGGAGTACCAGCTGCTGGTGGGCGTTGGGCCGACGAACACGTTTTACCGCAGGGTGAACGTGACGGCAGCGCCGAAGAACGTGGTGAAAATTACTCAAAATGGCACCATTCTGGCCCTGAAAAGGGGGACTGCCGTGGTAACAGCAGAGTGCGGCGGGGTGAAGGCCGAGTGCAGCGTGACTGTGGGAGAGTTTGAAACGTGTACCATTGAGCGCAATCTTAACGGTGTGGTTGAGACGAACCCGGTGGGGAGCGTCGTGAAGGGCATGAGCTACCAGAACATGTTTACCGTGGCGGACACGGAGAATTTTACGCTGGTACTGACCGCAATGCGCCTTAAGACGACGATTACATCGGAGGAAGATGGCTCGATGAACGTCACCGAAGAATGGGTCCCGGTGGATGCGGGCTGCATCGTTACCGCAAAGGACGGCGCGAGCGCAGAATTCAAAATAGCGTCGGTGACGGAAAATATCAAGATCACTGCGAATGCGGCGGCAAAGCCTGTGGCGGCGATGCTGTGTGCAGATATCCTGCCTGTGGAGGTAAAGCCGCTGAAGCAGGCAGATGGAAGATTCCGGCTTGAAACGTGAAAGGAAGGATGATCGTTGAGTTTGGAAGCCTATTCCGTTTTAAAAAATGGAAGCCAGAAGCTCTCGGAGCATTTCAAGGTGCGGGAGTTCTACTGTCGTGACGGAAGCGACCCGGTGTTTATCGACACGGCGCTTGTGGAGGTGCTGGAGAAGATCCGGGTGCACTTTGGCAAGCCGGTGACGATCACCAGCGGGTTCCGCACGGCGAGCTGGAACGCGAAACAGAAGAACGCGGCGAAGTTCAGCCAGCATCTGTACGGCAAGGCGGCGGACATTCAGGTGCAGGGCATCAGCGTGGAGCAGGTGTATGCCTACGCGGACAAGCTGCTGGGCAATGCTGGCGGCTGCGGTATCTACCCGCCCGGTCTGGGACGCGCCAACGGCTGGGTGCATGTGGATGTGCGCAAGGCGAAAAGCCGGTGGAAGGGGTGAGCACCAATGGAAAGCATCATTGCCGCCATCCTCAGCGGTGTCGTGACCCTGATCGGCGTACTGATCGCAAACTCGCGTTCCAATGCCGTGATGGAATACAAAATTGAGGAGCTGACCCGGGAAGTCCGCAAGCACAACGGTTTTGCGGAGAAGATTCCGGTCATCCAGAGAGACATTCAGGTGCTGAACCACAGAATGTCCGACATCGAAGTACATGAATATGAACACGAAAGGAGCAACGTATGAATTTCAACATTACTGCAGGCACCATTGCACGTACCGCCGTTCTGCTGCTGGCTCTGACCAACCAGATGCTGAGCGCCATGGGCAAGAGTCCGCTGCCCATTGAGAGCACCACTGTGGAGCAGCTGGTGACGGCTGGCATCACGACCATTGCGGCACTGGTCGCATGGTGGAAGAACAACTCGTTCACCAAGGAAGCCATTGCGGCCGACAAGGAGTACGACCGCCTGAAGGCGAAGAGCGGGAAGTAA